TTCCGAGGTCTCTAGGGCTAAATCGGCAGAAAGCACACTAACATCCAGCATTGTTTCCGAGGTCTCTAGGGCTACCGCTGCAGAGACCGCTCTTTCCACTGGACTCTCTACCGAGACCTCTAGAGCTGTTGTCGCAGAGAGCACTTTAACATCCAGCATTGTTTCCGAGGTCTCTAGGGCTAAATCGGCAGAAAGCACACTAACATCCAGCATTGTTTCCGAGGTCTCTAGGGCTACCGCTGCAGAGACCGCTCTTTCCACTGGACTCTCTACCGAGACCTCTAGAGCTACCGCTGCAGAGACCGCTCTTTCCACTGGACTCTCCACAGAGACCTCTAGAGCTGTTGTCGCAGAGAGCACTCTAACATCCAGCATTGTTTCCGAGGTCTCTAGGGCTACCGCTGCAGAGACCGCTCTTTCCACTGGACTCTCCACAGAGACCTCTAGAGCTGTTGTCGCAGAGAGCACTCTAACATCTAGCATTGTTTCCGAGGTCTCTAGGGCTACAACAGCAGAAACTAGTTTGTCTACGGGACTTTCTGCCGAGACTTCCAGAGCTCAAGTAGTTGAGGCTTCTCTTCTTAGCTATATTTCCTTTTTATATTACCAATTATACAGACAAACACTAGTTTAGCGAGGAGTCGCTTACGACGATTTCAACAGAAAGAATCAAGCCAACACCCACATTCGGAACATCTTACTTCATCATTGTATTTGATGGTGTCAAAGACGAGAGTTTTAATGATGCAAATTTTTCTTGAATAAACTCACCAATTTTTTTATTCAAGTATTCCACCTTTTCTTTCAACTGTATATTTTCCAATGTAAGCTTTGAGAGATTCATTTCATATTGACTTATCATGCTCCGAAGTTGACCTTCCTGTAATTGTTTTTGCATAATTTCCCTCTTCTCAGACATTTCTTTCATTTGTTGTAAGACATCTTGTTTATGCTTTGGCATTCCAGGGTCGTATTGCTCAAGTTGAGAATCAATATCCACCATAAAGAATTCTAACACATCCGTCTCTTTCACAAAATCACTGGGTTTTTTTGTAGATTCTTTTACGTATGTATTCGGTGCATCCGATAATAGCATTTTTTTATCAAATGAATTGTGAACATGAGAGAAAACAAGTATACATTTCATTGGATCTAGCTGCACAAAAGGGACTGTATAATCCTTGAGAAAATGTTTTTCCTCTGCTAGAGCCGCCTTGTCTTCATATCGCGTTTGACTCAATAATTCTCGCCGAAATGCAAATGTGGCCGCAGTCGCGTGATTTGGACCATATGGTCCAAATTGATACATTTTTTGGATATGCTTAAAATAAATATACATTTCACTTGATCCTGCACACAAAGCCTTGGGATTTTTCTTTAATACATCAACTGCGTGGCTTACTCTCTCAGGTGGATAATAATCATCGTCGTCCATGTAAACCAAAATAGCACCACATGACTTGTCGTGCATTATATTTCGCTTTTCTCCTAGTGACATTTTTACATCATATCTGAAATATTTTACTTGAGGTATATGTGCAACCAACTCGCCGATCGGGTCTGTCCCATCATCAATAATAATCCACTCTAATCTGTCCTTTGGATAGTCCTGGGTTTCAAAACACTTAATTATAAAAGGAATAAATGGTCTACGATTAAATGTAGGTGTACAAATACTAACAAAAGGAAGAAGTTCTGACTCTTTTTTTGATTTTTTTCCCATTTAGGTAAAAAATCAAAAACCTTTTATATCTTACTTTTTGTAAATTGATTAGATTCCATATATTTTTATCGGCGTTTCTTCAAGGTATCCGTTAATTTCTTGATCTTATGAAGTAAATAACTTTGAGAGGAGCCGACGTCACTGAGCGATGTACGACGAACCGAATTAGGGTTAGCTAAGTAAAGAATGTTGGACGATTCTTTGTCTCGTATGCTGCCCCCTCCTTTATGTTCAGCTTTTGTTTCAGTAGATAATTCTTTGGGTGTTGATGTTAGCTGAGAACTTTGAAACTCGGTTGAAGCAACATTGGATTCAGATACATCATTTGGACAGGTGTCATCCTCTCCAAATTCAATCAATGATTTACCAGCTCCTACGATTGATCCCACTAAAGAATTATTCCACGCATCTTGTTTTTGTCTCTTTTCATCGTCAATATCTTCCTCTTCATCGTGTAGCATTTTGTCCATTTCTACTTGGGTCATTTTAATATGTGGACATGTCTTTCCATTTTTATCGTAACTGAGCAAGCCTTCGGTAGCTAGATCGGGGATTTTCTTAGATGACACTGTCATCCATAAGAAGAATATACTTGCAATGAGAACAAATATTGCTGCAGTAGGTGTTACTTGTATAAAAGTCGTATAAATCATATTCAAACAAAAGAACAACATAAATAAGTCTATTTTTGTTTCCAAGAGTCCTCGTATAGAACTCATAAATGTATAAGTTTCACAATCTTTCAAATCTTTTGTAGGATTATCTGGATCAATGATCTTTGCTTTTGCAATCATTGGGGTTATTACACATATAACCGCGATAATTGCGGGTATTGGAGACAATGACAATCCAATAGCAACCCAAAATCCAACCCACATATACAAGATTGTACCAAAGAAATTTGTAAAACTACTGAATGGATCGGATGATCTCCACACAGGTTTGTCAATCGTTATATGTTTATATCCTTTGACATTATTTTTGTTGGTTTTGAATAGCCAACCGCAATTAGTTATACATAAAATGATAGAAACAATTACACTTATAAAGTATATAATAGTTAAATAATATCGCAATAAAACAACACTTACAATTATAATTGTGGATTCATTCAATGTTCCATTCATAAAATTCAATAAGCCAGACACACCGCTGAAATTGAATGCGAACAGTTTTTTTATAACAACACAAATAAACTTGATCATAGGATCCACCTTATAATTATATTCGGTTTCTCTAATCATGTTAATGAAATAATTGCTTTGATTATTTTTGTTTATTTGAAAGGCGATTTTGGTGGAATATGTTGTATAACTGTTTGTATTTTTATCATACAAGTATGTTATATCAATATTTGCTCTGGGTTCTTTATCATCAAATTCCGGCGATTCTTCATCCTTGGATGGAGTATAAGGCATACACTCCAAATCGGTTGGTAAATAATTTGCTTGTGCTACTTTACATGCAAAAACAACCCTTGAACCAATTAAAAACATGATAACCATTTGAAATGAAAAAGTAAGAACTGATTTACCCATAGCAGACCAGTCAATTGAATTTATAACTACTTGCGATTGAATCTTTTTTTTTTCAATTTCTGAGCTGACATCCATGGCTTGTTATATTTAACTGATATAAAAAAACAGTGAATCATACGGTTTTACTCCTCCGACAGCACTAAAATCATCCATCATTTTGTTTGTTTTCCATTGATTCACAAATACAAATCCTCAATACACTCATCCGTCATTCTTTGCTTTGTGAATCCGGTGTCTTTCCGTACCATCCATCGCTTCGCGACTTTGATTGCTCATTAGACTCACTTTCCCAAAAAATAGGAAAAAATATTTCTATAATATATTATAGTGAAAGCAATGGAAAGTTACCTATTCGTATTTTTCGCCTTAATCAGTCTTTTATTGTTTGTTGGATTGATGAAATGGGCTCATTATTTAATAGAAAATAAATACATAACAGAGTGTTTCGTCAACCTGAATGAAGGAAGAGATACAACACATTCGGTTGATTTACCATTAACAACCAAAACTAGTTGCAAAAATATGTGCGGTCCTCTAGGACGTTGTTCAATTACTGGAGAACAATGCTCTAGTGATGTTGATTGTTACGGTTGTCAACCGACTACTAAAGGTCCTACATTTATGATGAAACATCCTGTTCGCGGGAATAATGACGCTGGCAAATACGCCATGATATCTCCAAATTATTCCGCATTGACTACAGATCCTGGTACAAAGGCGAAATTAATTACTATGGATAGAAATTCCAGAGCGGCCACTTATATGAAAGGTACAAATGTCTGGAGAGACCCATATGACGCTAGCTATCAGCTATTTGAAAAACGATATAAATCACCGAAAAATACAGAAATTAATTATTCAAACAGGTACAGCATATCTGGAGAATTCGTGGACCAAGGACCTTTAGCTGCGAATGCATATATGAGTTGATTTTTACCGTAATTTGATAAGTTTAGCATCACCTCCCACAAATATAAGATAATTTATTAAAATAAACAAATTGATGAATATAGAAAGATTGAACATTAATTGTTTTTGGATTCTCTCTGCTCTCATATCATTGATTGTACTATAATTGGTCTTCTTGTATAGACTCAATAACAATAAAACCAGAGATAGACAGAATAAAAATGCAGATTCATTATGCAAACTATATTTTTGTTTAAACTTTTTCAATGTTTCAATGATAAAAATATTTACAGCCACCAAAAAAGATATGCTTAATATACCATCATTTATGTCCTTTACTTTGTCTTGTTCCACAGCCAATGTAGTTATACCTTCCGTTGTATTCATAAAAAACATTAAATATATATTTACAGAAAAGAGAAGAATCAATGGTTTGATAATATCCCTTTTCTTTGTAGAAAAATATAAAATCAAACTTGATATGATTGTAGCTAAACTTGTTAAAACTAAAAAGGGGGTGCTCATGAATTCATAGTATTTATTCGCATATCCAATTTCTATATCCTTCACACCATATCCCATAAGAATAACACCTTCATAACTGCGATTGTTGTCCACTTGTTTTTTCCATACTCCGACAATCGCCTTTTTCTTTGTAGCTCTACCAGACAATGGATCTAACCAGTAGTAAGAAAGATTATTAATTTCGTTTTTATCATGCGTCATATCAAACATATTTTTTACTAAATTGGGATTTGGTGTAAAGCTGCTAAATAAAAATGCATAATTATCCTGTTTCAATAAATCTCCATATGTCATTCCAAGTGAATCTGGTTCAGCATTGACTCGCATTATATATTCATTATCTGTAGCTTGATTATGTAATGAGTTTGTTATTTGTTCATATGCAGCTAAATAATATTCATTATCCTCTCGTTTTAGCACACAATTTTTATTATTATAATCTAACCAATCTTGATAACTCATTGTATCTAACATTTTGATTCTTTGTAACAAAATATCCTTACAAAAGTTATCTAACTCTACTTCATGATTTTCATTATATTCTAGTTTTTTAAATGATGGTCCTTTATAGAATCTCTCCCAGTCGGTTAAATAATAACGGATAAAGCAGACTTGAACAATTACAATACCTATATAACTATAAATGATCTCATTCATTCTACCAAGTATCTATATAATTGGTAGAAAAAAAACTATGTTGCATACATTAGACCGCAGTTTCCTCCCACAAAGGTAACCACATTCACTCTCTCTTCAAAAAAATAGAGATCAAAATTATAATCATAAATTCTCCAAGTAGGTTTATTAATACCAATAATATTTCCTGTTTGTGGGTCACAAATTGTCAACACTTGTGCCATGGGATCCAATGGAGGTACTGTAGTTGTGAATTCCAACTCAATCGTATTGAACCTGTTCATATTGATCGCGCCCGAGGGTTGATTGTCTGCAAAGAGAGAAGCACTGTCTAGACAAAAATTATAGCAATAAAGACCAAATGGAGCAGAACCAGGCGTTCGGGTGTATTTTTCAATATAGTTATATACTCCTTCAGGTTGGTCATTTTCTCTATATTGTCCGTCAAAAAGAATACCCAAACTTAATAAAATAGCCTTTGTATTTTGCGCATTATAGGATCCAGTAATCATAAATCCGGTTTGTTTCCCAGAAGGATTCATACCTGGTCCAATAGATATAGATCCACCTGGAAGGGGGTCTACAACATTATAATCGCCCGAAGTTGGCGCGGGTGATAAATCCTGTGGTAGATAATTATATGGCCAATTTGTATAGTTTGACCATTCATTACGCAAATTCGCATCACTTCGTTGAAAGTAAAACATCCAGCTGGTTACTAATCCAAGAGAATCCAGTTCTAGTTTTGTTGGACCAGACAAGTTATAAAATTTTGTTTCGCGCACCTGTTTGAATATATATTTTTGTTCATTCAATGCAAATAGCCGCGACTCATCATTGGATAAAAAACAATAGGTGCAATTCAAGTTAATATCCGCATTCCAAATAGATCTCTTATCAATGTATGTGAGCGAGGAGAGAGATATGCTAGGTGGCGGCTGAACGAACCGATAAAATTGCATATAGTCTAGATTAAAGTTTGGTGCAACGTAAGGAAAATTATTGATTGGGTCAAATACGTCGCGAATACGAAAAAGCTCGTTGATAGGTCTAATTGTTATATTAATATGCAGCTCATTGTATTGCAATGATATTAATGGAAAGGCTCTTTGTGATTTAATGCCAAACCATGTATTTAATGGAATATAAATCGGTTTTCCTCGTATAGACGGTTCCGGGCCTACCGGATCTGTTGTATAAAAAGCATTTGGATAGGAATTAACACGCGACCCATAATTGGCTGGATCATTCAAGTCGGTTGTGCCGCCGCTCATTTGCTCAAATAGGTATCGCTTTGTTCCGTCAAAGTCGCGCTGAAGTTGCGCTTCTAGAAAGTTTCCGGTAAATTCCTGTAATGTCTGATTTCCACAAGTAATAGAAATCTTGCTGATCATTTTTGCTCCAATATTGTCTATCCAACGGAATTCATAAGGCGCCCATTGATTACCAGTGTCATCGGTGGGAGGATAGATCGGCGACCAAATATTCGGCAATTGCATAACTAAATATGTATCCATCAAAAGGTCTGCATAACGTGGAACTTTGAATTGAAACGTGGATTCTTCAGACAGCTTCAATGTTTTAGCACCTTCAAAATCCACACGAAACTTTTGCAATCCGTAATTGGTATATTTACTATAGGTACATTTGAAAAAGGTTTTACTAGGATTTCCATTAAGTATTATATTTTGTTGTCCCTCGCTAACGAGGTTCATGAGTCCTCCAGCCATGTATATATTATATATAACGGTATTATTTTTAACTTTTCTTTTTATAGATATAATATATATCTTTTATATGGAAAGCTCAACTATGGGACAAAACATTAAAAAAAGGCTTACTAGCATGGCAAATCTAATGTCGCAGGGTCTAAGTCATGTTTGGAATAATATCACAGATCCGGCCAAATTGATACAAGGAATGAACGAATCTTTTGCATCTATGATAATAATAATTATGATTATGCTTTCTGTTTTGCTAATGATTTTCAATTTTTATCGCATGAGAAACTTGGAATCCAAAGAATGTAGTGCATTTGATAAAAAGTATCTATTGGATGGTAAAATCGCTACTATTACATCAGCCTCTACAAATGTGGATATTAATTCCCCCATGAATTATCAGCATCAGTTGAGAGATTATTACATCAAGACAGCATATAATGCTTGCAGTGGTGGAAAAAGCAAGAATGATGTGGTATCTATTTGTATTTTGAAGGATTTAATTAAGCAAGGGGTTCGCGGATTTGACTTTGAGATATATTCCATCGGTAATCAACCTGTTGTCGCAACATCTACGGTGGATAGCTATTATGTGAAGGAGACATATAATTTTGTTCCTTTCTCTGACGTCTTATTGACTTTGAAAAATTTCGCTATGGGATCGGCAAATGGCACGTGTCCAAATCCTACAGACCCTATCATATTGCATTTCCGTATGAAAAGCTCAAACCAACAGATGTATACAAACTTTGCGAAGTTGTTGAAGGGCATGGATGATTACCTATTGGGACCTCAATATAGTTGCGAATATAGCGGGTGTAACTCAGATGCAAGCGGTGTTATGATTAGTCAAAATTTGGGAAGCGTACCGTTATTGCAATTATGTAACAAAATAATTATTATCGCAGATAAGACCAACACGTCGTTCATAGAGAATGATGACTTTCGCGAGTTTGTCAATATGACAAGCGGGTCAACATTTATGCGTGCATTGAATTACTATGATGTGAAATTTACACCAGATATGAATGAATTGATAGAATACAACAAATTACAAATGACAATTTGTTTGCCCGATCAGGGTACAAATCCAGTAAATCCTAGTGGCATTGTTGCTCGCGGGCTAGGGTGTCAAATGGTGGCTATGCGATATCAAATGCCCGACTCATTTTTGAGTGAAGATAGCACATTTTTTGATTCATGTGGTCACGCATTCTGTTTGAAACCAGTTCCATTGAGATATATTCCTGTATATATTGCAGCACCTACTCCCCCCAATCCAAATCTCAGTTATGCATCCCGAACTACGGCGGATCCAGCTGGTTTATATAGTTATAAAACGTAGAATACTTCATATTTTTTTGTATTTACATAATGTATACAAATACAAATGAAATCGTTATGTACTCAAAAAATGAATTTTCAAGAATGTGAGTTGGCGATCCTCCGCCATTCCATTGATTTAGCTCAAGAGAAGATTGGAAAACGCGTAGTTTCGTCGCCAGAGATTCAAGAAATCATAACCATTGTAGAGAATTTTTTAAAGAAAAAAACATTGATTTGTTATGGTGGAACCGCTATTAATAATATATTGCCAAAGGACGATCAGTTTTATGATAGAGAAGCAGAAATACCCGATTACGATTTCTTTAGTGCCAATGCTTTGGACGACGCTAAAGAGTTGGCTGATATCTATTTCAAAAAAGGATATACTGAGGTGGAAGCCAAGGCGGGTCAACATCACGGTACGTTCAAGGTATTTGTAAATTATGTTCCGATTGCAGATATTACAAATTTGCCCAAGGGGCTCTTTCAAGCATTAAAAAAAGAAGCCATTCGCGTATCAGGAATTATGTATTGTCCACCAAATTTTTTGCGCATGTCCATGTATTTGGAACTTTCTCGTCCAGCTGGAGATACTGGACGATGGGAGAAGATTTTGAAACGGCTCACTCTATTAAATAAGCATTATCCACTTTCTCAAAAACAATGCTCAACTGTTGATTTTCAAAGGAAAATGGAAGATCAAGCGAATGAAAATCTTATTTATGATACAGTTAAGAATGTGCTTATTAATCAAGGCGTCGTTTTTTTCGGTGGATATGCCATATCCATGTATAGACAATACATGCCCAAGGCACAACAAAAACAATTGGAGAAAACCCCAGATTTTGATGTTCTATCAAATGATCCCAAGGTAACCGCAGAGATTACGAGAGAGCGCCTTTTAGATATTGGTATGAAAAATGTAAAAATAAAAAAACACGAGGCGCTGGGTGATGTGATTCCGGTAAGTTATGAAATTATTGTGGGGAACGATACGATTGCTTTTATTTATCACCCGATAGGATGTCACAGTTTCAATAGTATCAACATAGGAGGTAAAAAAGTGAAGATTGCCAGCATTGATACAATGTTGAGTTTCTACCTGGCATTTTTATATGCAGATCGTCCATATTTGATTGCCGACCGCATTATATGCATGTCGGAGTTCTTATTTAATGTGCAGCAGAAGAATCGCCTGGAACAAAAGGGATTATTGCGCCGTTTTAGCATTACTTGTTACGGTCACCAAGAGACGGTTGAAGAGATGCGTGCAGAAAAGGTGAAAAAATTCAACGAACTCAAAAATAAACGAGGTACTCGCGAATATGACGAGTATTTTCTTATGTACAGACCTTCTGGGTCTGAGTCCGGGACTAAATCAGTTCCAGTTAAACCAGCATATAAACAAAGACCTAGAGTTACAACGGCCCGCAATATTTATGCAAGAAAACACAATAAAACAAAACGTAAATGGTGGTGATTTCAGAAGGAGGGAGAGAGAGAAAGTCAGTTGAATGAGAGCCCGTCATCACAAAAAAATTGAATTGAATTATGCGACATGATTCAATTCAACTATTCGCCTATAAAATGAACAAATCGTTGGGATCTTATATTCAAACGCTGCCGATTGAGCTGGAGAGGGAGATATATGGTTTTCTTATACAAAAATATCATGATTATAAAAATATAACCTTTGATAACTATTGCCCATTAGACACATATAATAATCATAATTCAAAATATAAATTAGCATATTGTAGTAAGGAGTCGGAGTCGCAAAGCAGCGAAAGACGACGAACAGAATTAGGAGACAGAATGTCGGATTATATTAATAAAATAAATAAACGCAAAATAATTAAACGCAATGAGGAATATGAATCTTCAGATATGCTATCCCGAACCGTCCAAGAAAATGGTGAGTTTAACTATTATATAACTAAAGTATCCCTCAGTGCCTCATGCGAGTATGGAGGTAGTTGTGGTAAGTACTGTGACTGTTCTAGAGAATATTTTAGTGATTATAAATATAAATATGTAGGTAAAAATCTGGAATACGCACTCTTCCGGCTATTATCATAAAAAAGCAGTTACTAGGATGGTTGATCATATTGTATATGTATATTTGTTGTACTTTTTTTACAGTGTATATATATAATGCCTCAAGAATTTGAAGCTAAATTTTTAAATATAGATGTGATAGCTACGAGAAAAAAGCTAAGAGCGCATGGAGCAAAACTGGTTCATGCGCCGATCAAATTTTATCGCGTTATTTTTAAACGATGCGAGGAATCTGGTGACAAGCCCGGTTTTGTGCGCATACGCGATGAAGGGAAAAAAATAACAATGACAACTAAAATATTCAACGATAAGAAGTTTCCTGAAGAATGCGAAGTAACGATTAATGAGTCGTTTGACAAAGGAGTCGCCTTTTTAAAAGCGATTGGTATTGATGAAAAATCATATCAAGAAACGATGAGAGAGAAATGGTCGCATCCTCTTGCACATGAAATCACAATTGATATTATACCTGGGCTTCCGATTTATATGGAAGTGGATTGTACCAGCGAAGCAAAGCTGAATCAGCTTGTTTCTCTACTGGATTTAAACAAGAAAGATATGCGTTATGGATCATTTGATAAAACATTTACAGAGTATTATGATATACCGTCAGATACTGTTATACATAAGACCAAAACATTGACGTTTAAGAATGCGAGTCGGGAGCTGAATCCGGTGAAAAATACCCCCCTTTTTCGCGAAATTACCAGACTCCAAAAGTCAATTCATGAAAAAAGGATGGATAGATTTTATAAAGATTATAAAAAGACGATTTATGAGAGGTTTTTGTCTGACAAGATACATGGTAAGACAATCAAAAAAAGGCGATCAAAACCCAACACGACGAAATCCCGAAGGCGTCTTTAAGCCCTTCGGACCCATTTATTATATAATTCGCTCAAACTTTTTTCCAAGACTATTTTGGGGAAATGAAAAAAGGACATTTATTTTTGTCCTTTTTTGACTTGGCCAGAAAAGTCTTGGAAATCCGATTTTTGTGAGTAGTTGTGACTGACGAGACCATAAGCCAGAAATTTTAATTTTCAATTTGTTACGATAAAAAAATCGTTTTTTTCGGAGAAATCTTCGGCTCTTTTTCTGTAAGTATATTATGACTTCCAAATACTTACAGAAAGAGCCGAAAAAGAGCCAGCCTTTTCTCTGCGAAAAATGCAACTTTGTATGCAGCAAACAATCGTCTATAGAAAGACACTATTTGACACTGAAACATCAAAATACTTACAAATACTTACATCCGGCTCTTTTAGGAGCCGAAAATGTCTTTTCATGCTTATGTGGCGCTGAATATAAACATAGACAGAGCTTGTACCATCACAAAAAAAAATGCAATGTAGCTGACACAGAAAATACGGTTATGGTGCAAGATACTTCATCAAATGATATACAAACTCTTACTTGTTTGGTAATGGATGTTGTGAGACAAAATCAAGAATTGACGAAGCAGATAATAGAGCTGTCTAAAACAAGCACAAGTATAATGACAAATTGCCACAATAATACTAACACGATAAACAATAATAAATTCAACTTGAACGTATTCTTGAATGAAAAATGCAAGGATGCTCTGAATATTAGTGAATTCGTAAACTCCTTACAACTGCAGATTCAAGACTTGGAAAATACAGGAGAATATGGATTCGCTGAAGGAATATCGCGGGTCTTTATGCGCGGCCTCAAGGAGCTTGATATATATAAACGACCTATTCACTGCAGCGACTTGAAGCGAGAAATTATTCATGTGAAAAGCGATAATAAATGGGAAAAAGAGGGAAGCGACAGGGCTACCTTAAAGAAAGCAATTAAACAGATTGCGAATAAAAATATTTGCATGATCCCCGAGTGGAAAAAGGCCAATCCGGGTTGCGATAAATATGATAGTAGGAAAAATGACAAGTACCTGAAGTTAATGGTACAATCTATGGGTCCAACTGATGAAAAGGACGAGGAGAAAGAGTTTAATAAAATTATCCGATTTGTTGCCAAGGAGACTGTTATTGACAAGGATTGCAACATGATTCTTTAAGCCATTTGGGTGGGTGTTGTTGTGAGAAGCAGGAGACGCGAAGCGACGGAGAGCGACGAGCATATTCAGGATCGGCGAAGCAAAGAATGCCGGATGAATATGAGGAGAATGCGGAATGGAGAAGGAGAAATGGAAAGGAACCGATTAGAATCATCCGGCATCCTGCCTCTTGATTCTGTTCGTCACTCTCCGTTGCTTCGCAACTCCGGCTCCTCACTACACCCAAAACTCTTTGACCAAAATTATATACAATTTTTTAAATATCATTAAGACAGGCGGACTATAATATGAAAACCTTACTATCGGTCTCATCAAAATAAGAAAATAATATACCAATAATTCTACCATAATCTTTACGCTATAATGCACCGTGTGAATAATTGTCCACTCTCCAACGAAACTACACATACTTGTAGAACTCTTTTTCAGAAAAAAGGTGTAAATATCCAATAGTCCTGAAAAAACACGGTGATAATTGTTCTTCTCATTTTTTATATTCATAACCAAACCTATCTTGTCGTATCCCATCAGGTCCATATATAATACTTTTTTCCCTTTCTCAGATGGGAATATAAATGGATTTAGCCCATCCACAAACTTATTCTTGTAAGCGAATGATCCATCTATTATAAATGGCACACTACATGAACGTCTTATCGTTTCAAAAACGTCCTTTCTGCTCTTGAACTTACTTTTTATAACCTTTTCACCAGTCACGATATTGTAATATGCGATAAATACCTTATTCGTCATTAGCTTGTGTATATTCTTCGGCAAAAATTCCGATAATTTATTGAATGCCACCTGAAATGCATTCAAATTATATTTTTTTGTGAATTGATTTCGTAAGATTCCATATAAATCATTGGAAAAAAAGTCTAAACATTTTCCATGATAAGCGAGAGCTACAAAGGAGCCAATACTTGAACAGGATATTCTCTCTATGCACACATAATTGCGTTTTTCCATTTCCATCAAAAAATGCATAGCGCCAATCAAATATGAACCATTGAAAGCACCTCCATCTAAAACAACATCCAACCTTTCTGTTTTGTCGGGTTTTGGAATGTCTTCAATTAATTTGTTAACGTGCTCTTGAACATTCATTATATCTTGCGTATAATGAATATTTTTATGGAAAACGAGAAATGTTTGTTTTTGAAATTATAAATTATAACTTAAAGCTTTTTCTGAATGACAATATATTTACGGTTATGGCATCGGTTCCAATTTATGTGATCAATTTCAGAGATAACGCGCGAAAAGAACGCATGGTTGATCGCTTTCAACAAGTAGGTATGCAGCCCTATTTTGTTGATCCGGTGACTGAGGAAGACGCGCGATTGGTTGACAACAATGTGCCTTACAAACGAACAAGCTCTATCATGCTGCAACATCTAGATTCAATTCGCCATTTTCTTGAGAATACACAAGATCAACACTGCATTATTTGCGAAGATGATATTTATATTTCTAAATATTTTGATAAACATCTCCCTGATATTATAAAACAGTTTACTGACATGGAATTAGATTTGTTGTTGCTTGGATACTTGTTTCCTTATACCATTCATGGAAATTGGCATTTTCCTGTTTTGAAAAATGACGATAATTACTCTTATCACAATTATCCCGATGATATTTGGGGATCACAAATGTATTTGATTTCCCGAGCCCACGCTCACTCTATTTTGGAAAAATTTACCGTACAATATGCGCTAGATAACTTAGAGGTTATTCCTTACAATCCAGACTGGACGATTACGAAATTTGGCAAACGCGCATTAATAAGCCCTATGATTGCTGTAGAAGAGGGTGATAATAAGTCAGATCATGAAGGACAGCATGATTTTCACAGTATGTGTTCGCAATACAATTACAAGGAGGACGTGCATATCTAGAATCATCCGGCATCCTGCCTCCTGATTCTGTTCGTCACTCTCCGTTGCACACTTCGTAGAGCAACTCCGGCTCCTTACTAAACTTTGAAAAAATTGATTCCTAAATTATTTTTATGTTATATTCATTATAACATAAATGTCTGAACAATCTACAGTTGAAATACCGAGTATTGTGAGGAGCCGGAGACGCGAAGCAGTGGAGGATCGGAATTCGCAAAGCAATGGATCCAAGGCGATTCTTGAACAATCTCTTATAATAGAGCGTTCGCGCCTTGACACTGAAAAACAGTATATTAGAACTGAAAAGAAAAAAATTATAACTCATATACAGTTTAATAATATATTTGAGGAAAGCAATACAGAATATAAAAAGAAATTTGCTGATTTGGAAGAGCGCGAAAAGCAATATATAAAGGACCGAAAGGCTTGGTCTCGCGCAGATTATTATTTGCGTCGCCCTAGATTTGCTCCAGTTTATTATTGTATTAAAAAGGCAACAAAGGCAATCGGCTCAATTATTTGTGGTATTTTATACGTACCAATATATATATGTTGTATGACATGTACTGACTAGAACTTGTTGAAATTATTCATCGTTTTGCTCAATAAGTAATAGACCAAACCAAAGAAAAAACTCATAAATATAAAGCCGTAAATATTATAGTTTCCATCCTTCAAAAAGAACATCGGTAGATATGTAAACATGTATTTTTTGAAAAAGGGCAATTGAAAGAGGAAGAATAAAACAGCCAATAAAAGAGGCGCCTGTAGCTCGTCATACATTGCGTCCAATGAATTCGCATTGGACGCCTGCTTATTATATTTTTCTAGGATTTCATCATTGGCTTCCGCATGCTGAATATAATCCTGTGTTTGCATCTGCGCTTGTGGAATATAATTCGGTTGAATCTGTGGATCCCGCATAATCTGTTCTGTATTCTGCGGGATGTCTCGCGAAGCCAGCTGTGTCGCACCCGAAGCGCTAGCTTGTTGCAATCCATTCACGATGCGATTTATAGTTCCTTGATCTAGAGCGACTCCAGGTCCTCCAGCACCTCCACCCATCTGAATCGGCTCAGTCGCCGAAAGGGCAATATTGCTCCCCCCGCCAGCAGGATCTACAGGTAAATCTAAAATACTTGTTGTGCCAGTGTCAGACATATAATTTATTGTAATATTGCTTCATTATAATAAATTACGCAAACGAAACAGTTTTTTTATTTGAATCGCATTTTGTGGATACAGCCTCATATTTATAACATTTGTCGTTATATTTGAAGACCTTTCCTTGAACATCTTCTAGAGGAGGCGCCAGAAAGACAATACAGTTTTTACCCTTGCAAACCTTTCTAAAGAGAGAAGCCAATCCAAATCCCAAAATAATAGATAATACATACCTTCCTGTTCGTGTATGTATAAGCTTACCTAGATGCATCGTTATTACTATAGTATTGTGAGATTATACTTTTTATGATTTTTAGAATCATCCTGCCTCCTGATTCTGTTCGTCACTCTCCGTTGCTTCGCAACTCCGGCTCCTCACTAAACCCTCTTCTCTTAAAATTATCCATTATTTTACCTCCTAATTCTGTTCGTCGGTAAGCGACTCCTATTTTGTTGTTTGCATAGGTATATTCTTGGCGTCATCCGTACATTTGATTTCAGTAGACTTGAATTCAAAACAGTTATCGGCTTTGTCCTTGTAAAGTAGCTGTTCAATATTATCCGGCGTAGGATAAATATAAATAGGTTTAATATCTTCACCATAAATATAGACGAAAAGTAGCCCTATAGCTAAACTAACAATGAATACAGGCCAAGATATGAACTTGAAGAACATGGTATCTTATATTATATCTACATTTTTTGCTTCATAAATAAAGATACTATTCCTCTTGTAGACGTTGCCGTTGCGGTTTCTTAGTACCCATTTCTATTTTTTTTACACCTATATCACTCACAGAATAATTATCTTCCATTTGTTCTATTGTAATTTTTTTTTGAATAAGGGTGCAAATATCATTCGCACACTCTACACTATTATACGGATATACGAGTTCACGGCGCTGTTCTACTTTTGGTAATAGTTGCTCAATATATAGAGTTACTGCGTCATTCACAAACTGTACATCTTGAGACCGGTCATAATCATTTACAGCTTTCTTCAAAGAAGCGATATCGGCAAGAATGTCTAGCTGTAATTTTTTCAATATCTCCCTCTTTTTCAAGTTGTCAGATTGAAACATGAATTTTTCCAGATTAATTTCGTAACTAGATGTGTTTCTTGATAACTCTTCCTTCAATGCATCAAATTTTTGGATGGCGCTTTCAGCAGTAATATAACCAAACAACAAATCATTCTTGTCCTTTATAATTGTATTTTTCAATTTTCCAATATCAGTCTCGTCAGTATTCAAGAAATCCTGGATAGAGAGAACTGTACCTAGATTTATTTCTATATCCAACGGACACGGGTCTGTTTTGGAACCGCATAACGCTTTGGCAATCCTGCCATCTTCTTCTTTATTAAATGTTGTGCTAAAATATGTACCTACAGGGCGTTTACAATTTATACATTTTGGTCGCAACTTTTTAAACTCAATTCTCTTTTCTTTCCAACTCAGATTTGCATTACCGATAATTTTCTTCTTTTCTTTGCGTAAATTTTCTTCGTATTGCGATTTCAATTGATAATACACATTCAAACCATTCTTGAATTCTGTAGAGTTCATTTTATATATACTTTTAGAAATATTTACTTTGTAAAACTATAACAACTATACTATAACAAAAATAATCAACATTTATAGTCTCCTGCCTTTTGTAATTATGTCATATTCATTCTCCCATGTAGGCAACCCAGTAATCAACTCTTGATGTGCGATACGCTTAGCATCTTGAAAGTTTTTAATTTTAGAGAGAATATATTGCTGTTTGTCTCTATCCTGTTTTTTCTTTTCAGATGGAGTGAGTTTTCCTTTGTATTTATAGAGTAAAATGGCTCCTAAAGTAAAGACAAACAAAAGAAAAAAACAAATATTAAAGATAATATTATTATATTTGTTTTTGAATTCCTTACATTGTTGCAACGTTTGATTCAAAAAGAACTTTACACCAGGCTCAATGAGTGAAGGTTTAGAGAATTCTTGGTAATCCATTTACTTGGAGTGTAGAGTAATCTATACAGCGATAAAACTTAATTTTTTTGTGCACAATATCTATGGCAGACACTAAAACTAAAACTACTACTACAACAACCACAGGAGACAATACATATGTCAATATTTTTTCCTTTATCATACTAACAGTTGCTTATTTTGCAGTTATAAAACCAAAACTCACGATTGATATTTTGTATAACAAGACTGACTATTTATCATACACTAAAAATAGTCAAATTATGGTTATGATATATTTTATGTTGGTAATGTTGATTCAATTTGGATTGAATACTTCAACTGTTATGAGCAAATGTGGGGGTAGTGCAACTTCAAACATGGCTACAGCAGCTATGCTCACATTTGTACCATGGTTATTTATATTTGGCATGGTAATTGTGGCTTTGATATTGTTTCCTGGATTTAAAGGTGCGTTTTCTGATGTGCTTGGATATTTTGCGGTAGCCGGATCCGCAAATAGTTTATTGACTGAATTACTGGTTGATCCAGATATCAATAATAAAATAGAGAAGGAGACTGCAGATGAAGGATCTTCTCCAGAAGTGCAATCAGGCGGAGCAAGGGAAACAAGACAAGATATGCAAAATGCAGCTGATGCGATTATTAAATTATTTGGAAACATGTCAATACTTATTAATCAAATTGTGCCGGGCAATTTTGCTCATTATTGGCAAGTTCTGCAACCCCTATTCAAGGATAAATTCAGAGATAATCTGGAATCCGCAGAAACATTGGCTAAACAACAGGCGCTTCTTGATTTAGTCGTGATTCGCGATAACATTGGCGAGGCTTTTTGGTATATTTACACGGCTATTTTACTAATATCCATTGTACAGTTCAATATTACCACTCAACCTTGTTCAACTGATCCAAATATATTACAAAATAAATATACTGATTATCTTGCACAACAGGCAACTGCTGCGAAAGATAGTGCGAATGCTAAGGCGACCCTTTATGCTAGTGGGTAATACATATTCATCCGGCATTCTTTAAGAATGTCAGATGAATATACCGTACCGCATGATTCCACTTCTAAACATACTGCTGAAATTCCAAGTAATAAAGGACGGCTAAATAACACGAGATTCCTAGAACAATGGCATACAACCACATCGGTAGAATCGTTTTGTTCCTGAATCCTACACCAAAACGGCGGAGGGACCCGTCCGTATTATACAAAAAAGAGGGTTTTGCATATTGCGTAATACCAAAAAGAATGATAAACAGCGTAATAGAGACTAATGGAATATTTGTATTGATAAAGTTTCGGTTCATATGTATATGTATTATATACATATAATTCTTGTTTTTACTCATCCTAATCATCCGGCATTCTTTGCTTCGCGAATTCAGCACCTCGCATACTTTTCCAAAAGTATGTTTTAAATCTTTTCATGCCTGAAAGGGAATTTTTGAGTGACTAAGTAACCATATTTTGTGAGGAGCAGGAGACGCGAAGCGATGGAGAGCGATGAGCATATTCAGGATCGGCGAAGCAAAGAATGCCGGATGAATATGGTTACTTCAGGCACGAAAGAGTTAACGTTAACCCTTTCCAAAAGTATTCGTATAATAGTTCACCTCTTTGGCCAGAACATGGGGAATATTACAACGACTAAACATCAACTGAACGAAACTTATTTCGTATTCTATTTGTTTTCTAATTTTTATAGTTTCTTCAGTGTCAAAATATACGTGGCTGATATTTTCAAAGATAAACAGTTTATTGTCTTTATCTTTGAAATAAGAATAAATATGATCCGGTATCTGTGTAATATTTGGATAACGAGGTATATATTTTCCACAAAATGTGTATATTCCTAAAATAAATCCATGCGTATACCCAATAACATAGCCTCTCCCCATAACTAATTCATCTGCCAAGATTATAGTAGAGCCAAATGATTTTGGACGAAATTGAGCCATTGTGTATTATCTCCTTTGTGCTTTTGATGTCGGCAATACAAACACTTTCAATTTTTTATGGTTATAAATAATCTTCATTGTCTTCAACCTCTTCGGCCTCAAAGTTACCGTCATCATAATCATCATTCATATTTCTCATATCGTAGGCATCATTTTCAATATTCACCTCATTATCTAGATCGGCTAAATAATCTTCCATATATTGATTGATGTTGTTGTCTGTCACATCAGGGTTTTCTCTCAATGTCTTCTCATGTTGCGCAATTTTATCCATAAATTCACGCTCGTCGTCGTATGTCTCTTTGACATAACTAGTCAAACCCTTTTGAAGTCCTTTGCTCCACGCTCCCAATTTATTCGCCTTTAACATATTGTCTACATTGCGTTCTTCGTCTGTCATAGCCTTGAGGCGATCTGTGAAGGTGTCTTTCTCTCTCTCTTGTAACTTGAATACGTTATCCATGATGCTGTCATATGACTTGGATACGATATCCTTGTGATCTTTCATAATCTGCAAGTAAGCTAGCAAGAGATTCGCGATATTCGTTCTCAGCTGTTTTTGATTTCCTTGTAGTAAAATCTCATTCTCAAATTTTTCGCTGACCACATCAGTTCGTAGTTCACGCTCTTCTAAATCTTCTACAGTAAACACATCTTCTACTGTTTGCTCTGAGCCGACTGTTTCAAACAACATGCTTTCATTCGTGGATAAATTCACATATTCTGTTAAGACGAGCAAGAAATACTGCTCAAATAGCAACATACTAGTTCTTTTATCAAAAACAGAATAGGTCTCTTTCTCTCCATAACGAATGGCCGTAAAATACGGCGTCTCCATCGCGAGCATTAATAGAGTCTCCCCATTTTCTTGGATAGTTTGCAATGTAGATGTGAGTATCTTATTCAAATAAAATGAGCGCAACCTAGAATAGTATTCCTTAATTATCTTTTTAATATCCATCTCGTGCGTTCTGGAGAGACCCAAGTATTTTTGAATCTTTACAGTGTCGTAGTCTACGCTATTTAATATAATATTGGGGAAAATCTTCACCATATTCTGCATATATGTCTTGATAAACTGGATATAATTGTAGCTGTCTGAATCAATGATTCCGAATGTCTTTTCTGTATTTGTATCTGCATCTGTATCTTCGCTCCACATAAGCAAGTCGCTCAACAATGTATCTATTGTGCGAGTTTGTCTTCCAGAAAGATTATTGTTTTTCTTGATGAATTCTGTAATGGTCTTTTTCATTTCTGCATTAGTACGCGCCAAATGATTTTTCAATGTTCGCATGGAATGTGAATCAGACTCAATTGCCATGTCAAATGTGTCTACATTTTCTTCCAACATCTCTCTTAGGGCGGGATAGACAACCGCATCGTTTTGATCGTCCAAAAATTCCAGAACTTCGCGCACTTTTTGAATTGAGGTAGATACTGCTCCAAAATCAGTTGATATATGGATTATATTTCTTCTACTGATAATTTGCAGAAGACGCAACAATGATGCATTTGTATATGATCGTCCATCGCTCTTCAATTTAAGGATCATCTCTTTCATTGATTCATTCGGTCCTATGTTGGTAGGTTTTTCACTGCATAACGAGGCGAGTTCTTCAGACATGGGAATTAAAGAGTTGAATCTACAGTAAATAATAAATGCCTTGTAGATGGTGTCTTCGCTAAACTCTTGTTTCACTGCAGGATAAACATTTTTCGTATTTTGATTGCTATACAGTAAATAGGCTCTAGTAACGTTTACTATATCATCCAAGATATTTGCAAGTTCCAAGACGATTTTATTGCACGATCCAATCTCTGGATCCTCTTGGATAAAATAATCAATCGTGCTTTGATTCGTCTCTTTTTCATTACAGCAAGCGTTTTCCAAGAAGGGAACATTCGCCATATTCGTAAGAATCGGTTTCTTCTTGTCTATCACCTTTTGTATTCTCTCTTGCAAATAGAGAGAATATTGAATAATCTTGGATTCAACAACGCAGATATTTTGATGCTGATGCTTATTCCCAGATTTTAAATCACTGAATAACTTGCTTTTGAATTCTGATGTAATATTCGCCAATTTGGTGATCTTTATGGGAAGCAGAGGAGGTAAAAACTGCGACCAACGACTAATATCATGTTCTGCCGGTATTTCTTCCGGTGGATTTGACAAGAGATATTCCGCCTTTTCTTGAAATTTACGCACCACCTCGGGATGGGAAAGGAAATAGGCCTGGATTGTAGCCTTTACCTTTTCGGCAATAAATTGAACCTTCTTTTTGCTCAAAACATACCACGGTTCAGCCGGGCTTCGTATTTTATATGCAACGCATGCGATATAATTTAATGCACTATCGTCGCCGGCACCCTCCATTGGATATCCATCAAATGACTTGATACATCCGGGATACGTTTTTCTAGATTTAATAGAAGGAATGCTGGTCTGCACCCCAATAAGAAACATTCCGGTAGTAACATATAAAAGCAATGAATTATATACGTCATTATACGGAGGAATCGTCTTATTTTTTTTTGCCATTTCTTGAATCTCTTTTTTGTATGTTGATTCCTGTGGGAGGATGGATAGAAAAGTGGTTGTCGCCGTGTTTACCATGAATTCTCTCTGGTCTTCAATATTAATACCCATTGAAGTAGCGTATGCAGTGATTATATTATTACATACTTTTATCTCGTGTGTTTGAATCTTTGGCGTCGCGGAAAGAGATTGAATCAATGTCGCGCCGGCATCTTGTTCCATCATCTCTCGGCTGCGCACTTTGAATCCTGCCTCATATCCTTCTTCCACGTCAAAGTCAATCATCTTGATGACGCGTCCACTGTGTTTATCCACCCATGCATCTCCATCATCACTTAACTTGCCAATCTGCTGAATTAAATACTCTACCGTCATATTGTACGTCGCTGGATCATTGATAAAGGCGCATGCTAACTTATACTGGAACTCGGGGAGAAGCTGCGCGTTTGACTTGATGCAATATCTCCAGTAGATAGATTCCTCTAAGGCGGGTTCTTCTAGGGCTTCTCTCGTAAACTCAATTGCAAAACGAATTAAATCATTTTGTTTCTTGACAAAATCTCTCTGCCCCATAATCAAATTAAGCAGCGGCATATATGGTGATATCAGCTGCGGTTTACCATCGTTACCCTCTTGTCCGCCATTATACCCCATGAGAAATTGCTTATTGTTGTATTGGAAAACGCGATCATATTCTATGCTAGATAGTTTATCACTGATGGAAGTATAATAGTCAAATTCTTGTTTGATTTTTCCTTCTAATTGCTGCTTGGAGAGTTCATACTTGTGATCAAACTCGTTAATTATGTCTCCCAAAACATGCTCACGAATATCTCCTTTATCCATATCCATCGTTATGCATCTTTGATTCGCTTCAATACACTCCTCTTGAAGATTACACATGATGTTGTTATCATTCGCAAAAAAACTTTTATCTACAGTGTCATCCGCTTGCCACACATTATTTACGCGTCTGTAGTATGTAAGATCTTTTTCAGACCGAATATCAAAAATGAATGCATATTGTCCATCTGTCACCTTTTTAATCCCGCTGATTAATGTATCTGCCAAGTAAATGGCGTCCTCGGTAGATAGTTTTTGATTTTTCTTCAATTTCTCCACTAGAAAATCAACAAATGCGTCGGGATCCATTTTTGCCATGTCTTTTTCATAATCGTCAAGGATAGAATAGCGCGTATTATCAAATCGTTTGTCAAAATAAATGTCTTTGTTATTGTCTGCGTCTAGCTCATTCATGGATGTGTATTGTTTTGCAATTATATAGGTCTTGCATAAATTTTTCTCTGAATCGGATTCCAGCTGAGTTTTGTTCGCCTGTTTGTCAAGATCAAAAATATTGTTGAGATTTTGTGGAAACATGAATGGCACGCTTTCCAAAGCAATGGCGCTATTATATAACCGTCCAGCATCTTTTGCAAGGATTCGCCTCAACAATTCGGAATTGGTAATTGTATTTGTTTTTTCGTAACCGTATCCAGTTTGAAAAACCTCTTCACTCTTTTCTCCGAGTATAGCATAAATCGTATTTATTGAGGGCTGGGAGAATTTGGAACTCTTAATACCATTGAATGCGCGGCCGCGTTCAACAATTAATTTGTTATAACCCGAGACCTTTTCATTCAGAAATTTATTTATTTCTACATACTGCATATAGGTTATATCGTTTGAGTAAATCAAGAATGGTTCCAAGTAAGCAATCGCATCAACCAATGAAACTTTACCAACGATATATTTCTTGATCAAACTAAATAAGGTTTTCGTTTTAGGTACGAGTTTTTCAATAAACTTTTTGTATGTCTCTGCCATAGTGAGAGTTGGATCAGGATTCGCCAACATGTAATTTTTTATATTATCAATAAATGTAGGGTCGTTTTCATTTTCATGATCCATCTCATCAATAACCACATTGTTTACATTGGTTCCCTTCTTCAAAAGCTGCCAATAATTCAAAAAGGTGGTGGTTAAGTTCGCTCTCTCCAAAATATCTGTTCCGGGCAAATTTATACGAGAGAAACGTACGACCGGCTCGGGTAGTGTGAGGATAGAACGAATAGATATATCATCTGGTGCAGTTAATTTGACAGTATGCGCGATCATGCGCCCTCCAGTAAACTGTGACCCTTGCAGGCGATTGAGACCTAGATTGTATTTTTGAATCACAAATCGTTTCATTTTGATCATATCATTTTCAACGATGGATGAATAAAAATCTCCCAAATTGTCTACGATTGCAGTAATATTTGAGCCAACATACGTCTCATATATGATATCTTGTAGACTTTCTGGGTTGATAGATTCAAAGGGTGTAAACTGCGGATTGAGCTCATTGATGAGGGACACGTATTTATTCTGTTCATCAGGAAAATTATTGGATTTATAGTTTTCAATGCTCTGGGACATCTTGCTGATATCCTCATTTATTTCTACACTGACAATGTCGGGATATTCAAATGGCGTATTGGATATATTATACACTTTTTTCACATTTTTTACTACAGGCAAGAGCCAATATAGAATTTTCTTGAATGAAATTAGTTCTTTGATTAAAGGTTTCCATGTAGCTTCTTTGACCAGAGCTGATATCACATTGCCATTATCATCAAATGTGGAAAACTGTGTGCGCAGCTGTTTGAATCTTTCAATCATGATGTGAATATTTGTTAGGACATTTCTAGTTCGCTGTGAACTCGGGATTGTGGAAAGCATCTCGTCTAACAAATCATTCGTTTGCATTTCAATACTGTATCGCTGTTTTCCTTCGGTCATTTCAACATATTGGGTAATTTGTCCAAGCTCTTCGTCGGTGCCAAATATAATCTCGTCACCTTGCAAAAGAAGATCGCGAATATTTTGTTTTACGATGTCCGTTGGAATATCTACAATATCTTCCATATTGGAAGATTTTTCATCCTCATCCAAGTTGCCTTCCTCGTCTGCTGTTTCTTCTTCTTTTGCTTCGCCTTCCTCGCCTTCCTCGCCTTCCTCGCCTTCCTTTCTTCTTTCACTTTTTTTCCCTTTTCTCTCTTTTCTCGTATATGATTCAGGAGGTTGACGAATTTCAATCGTTTCAATCGGCAAGTCTTCAGGTATTCCCGAGTATCCAAAATTTATATAAATAGTATCTCCTTCAGGATAAGTGTGAAGCTCAATCATATCTTCTTCCAAATTTGTGATTTCCGCAGTTAAAACCGTGGGCACGTTACCCCCAAAATAGATATTGATCCATGTATTTGGCAATAAATCATTTTGTCTTGCATAACCGAGTTTTTCATTTCGCTTGATGAGAGAAATAGATTCTATTGTGCCTGCACCCAATGTATTATCTTTATTTATTTTTAATAGACTTGTTTCTAGAGTGGTAACGTTAATTAGGTTTATTTTGTTCTTGTCAATATAGTCAATTAAAAATGTTTGATTATTAAATATTTCATTATCGGGATCAGAAATTGTGATAATATCCCCTAATTGTAACGTGATTGGTTCTGAATTATCATCGTCTTCATCCTCGTCATCATTCTTATTCTCATCCTCATTTTTTTTTTCCTCATTCTCTTCCTCTTCTTGTTCCGAGTCTGTATCCTTTATTTTTTCCTCTTCTTCTTCAAACATAAGTGTTCTATATTTATGATAGAAATTTTATTATATTCTTTTTTGGTAAAATAGGCTTTGAAATTTGATAGAGTACAAGTATAAAGATATGTCGTATTAATATATAATACTCATGATATGCAATCTCAACGATTCTTTAACTGGCGATACCTCCTTACTAAAGCTCAAGACTGTCATATCATCGGACTCAAATAAAAAGTATTCAATTATGCATTACGATAAAGATATATTATGTGTTGATCTAATACCCACTCATGGCATCTATCGTTCTGTCATTAAAAACGAAAAAGGACAAGCTGTGTGTATTGCCCCACCCAAGGCGATTCATTCGGATAACTTTATCAAGACATTTCCGAATCCGAGTGAAAATGGCTATGCGATTATTGCAGAAGAGTTTATAGAGGGAACAATGATCAATGTGTTTTGGGACAATGGTTGGGAAATTGCTACAAAACTCACGATCGGATCTATAAATGTAAAGTCAAGTTCAAAGTCAAAACAGAATCCTTTTTATAAAATGTTTATTGAAGCATGTTCAGAGGTAGGGTTAACATTTGATATGCTACAACATAATTATTGCTATAGTTTTGTTTTGCAACATCCAAGAAATAAGATCGTTCTTCCAATTACAAAGCCGATGATATATTTGGTACAAGTATTTGAGATTATTAACCGCGACCAAGATATAGCTTATATTTATGTTGTAGACAAGAGTGATATTATTTTACCTTGCGTAAAAAAACCGAAAATCTATGAAAACTGGACAAGTTATTCGGATCTTATTCGCGACTATGCGTCCATGAACACTTCTTATGATATTCTGGGTGTTATGATTTATGATAAAATAATGGGACAGAGATGTAAAATACGAAATCCTGTTTACGAAGAATTACACAGGACACAATACAAGATGCAATATCTATATTTATCCTTGCGCAAAGAAGGAAAGGTGAAGGAATTTTTATCTGCTCATCCTGAGTGTAAGAATGAATTTTGTCAAATTCGCGATCAACTACATCTATTTACGAACGCAATATTTCAGAATTATTTGAGTTGTTATATCAAAAAAGAAAAAACTCTTCAAGAGTTTCCAAAACAATTCAAAACTCATATGTTTGCGTTGCATATGAAATATATTAATGAGTTGAAATTGCAAAATTCGTATATATCCAAGTCTACTGTGATAGCTTATGTAAATGAACTAAATCCATTACAGACGACGTTTTGGTTGAATTATAATATACGTAGGAGAGATCTGGATAAGATTACGATGTAAAATTTATGCGTTGTCGCCCCGCGATTGGAATTCTTCTATATGCGGCATTCCACAAAAGAACAACTTTCCATTGATTAATTCTCGGTCCATATCGTCCAATGTATATATATACTGTAAAACACTGGTTTTATTCGGTTTGCATGCAGGATTTTTTATAATTTCTGCGACGCGAGCCCAATATATATATTCAGGTGCATTATTCCAATAGTTTCTTTTTTTCGCGAGATCGTATTTCCATAAAAGTTCATCTGCTATCTTGAATAGCATTGCTATGATGAATACAAGAATGACCGTGTTTAGTTCTAACATATTTCTTTAAATGTAATTAATTATAAAATAAATAATTACATTTCATTTTTTTTCAACTCTTTTGCGTGCACGATTTCCATAAAGTAAATCCGGCTGGTTCCTCACTAAAATCATAATTATCGTTTGATTTTGTTTTTATTTTTGGTTTTCTACTATATAATAATCATGAAGTGTGTATTGTGCATTCCAACAAGAAACACTGCTAGATTTTTAGATGTTATTTTCCGAAATATATACACGTTAAAATCGTCTTTTTCTGAATTCATTGTATGCTTTTTTTATGATACATCCTCAGACAATACTTTGAGTAAATTACAATCATTTCAGGCAGAGTTCGGAGTAGATAAATGTATAATATTGATAAACGATGAGCCTTTATTGCATTTTAGAACGCATAGAATTGCGCATGCGCGAAATAAATTGGTTGAATTTATTCGTGTCAGTCATCCAGACTCTGAGTATTTTATAATGATGGATTCAGATGACGTTTGTTCATTCCAAATAGACAGCAACGTTTTGAACGAGCATTTGCTTATGGACAATTGGGACTCTTTATCTTTTAATAGATCTGGATTGACTAAAGAATTTGAAAACTATGATATATGGGCATTGCAATTTGAACCATTTATTCACCATTGCCATGGATATGGCGCCGATCATACCGGCTACAGTGATGTATCACTTGTTGGTATAATGCGCGATTCAATAACAACTATATTGAATAACTTAAAGGATGGAGAATTATTTGAATGTTATTCGGCGTTTAACGGGATTGCAGTTTACCGCACCCCCAAGTTTTTGGATGTACTTTATGATGGAGTAACTCAAAAATATTTTTCTGATGAAGAGTTAGATAAAATGCTGGTTTTGTTCAAAGAAAGATATGGAAAGGAGGTTACTATAAAGTCAGAGGTTCATCCAGATCATGGTGGTGGTCCGCAAAATTGTGAGCATATCGGTTTTCATATTAACGCAATCCGTAAAAACAATGCAAGAATTATGATCTCTGGAAAAAAAATATTTTTCTAATTTTTTTGATAAATAGGATTATAAATGGTAAGGATTTATTGTGACGAAAGATTCTCCTCACTAAATACTAAATACTCTTTTTAATTTTCTGATAAATTTGAATAGCTGCATCTACACACATTTTTAGATGGCCTTTGATACTTGATTTATCAGTCTGCTCTTTATATGCAATGCGAATAATACTATCCGCATCGTGAGGATGCATCTTTTTGAACCCACAATAGGACAATATTTCAGACCCCTCAAAGAACTTATTGTACATTATGAACTCTAGCATTTTACCTAAAGTGTAGTCTTCATTTTTAAGAATAACATCATAAGAGTTTTTCATTGTATTATCTGATATGTTGATTTGGAGTTCATCTGTTTCAATTAACGTATCTATATTGCGCAAAAGATTTACTAAAATATCGCATGACTTGTGAACCAACTCTTGATTGGTAAAAACACCCACCGTTTGAATGGCAAAGTCAAAACTGTCTTTTTTAGTAATACGCTGGCCATCCAAAAGTCTCCAATTCGCGGTTTCAAACTCTACATCCATATTTTGATCCTTCCATTCTTGTCTCTTTTTTCCAAGCTCAATTTCCATCCTGACATCATCCACAGTGTATCCATATGCGCACGTAGAGACGACATTGAACATTCCGCTATCCTTTGCAGTGGAAATGGAAAACTCACACGTCAAATGTAGACTTTCTCCAAGTATCTCATCAGAAATCTTTGGGCGAAGACGGACAAAGTCTATAAATTGTCCGCCGATATCACAAGGAGGGAAGATGCCTCGCGTATCCTTTTCAGATAAATATTCATTCGTAATCAAATTCTTGATCTTGAAATCGGCAGTCGTGACATATATGATAGTATCAGTCAAATTTTCTACATTTACTTCCATCAAATAGTTTTTTAATGGCATATCCATGTCTGTGATGTGGATAGGAATGCAGCTTAGTCGTTGTTTTATAATCTCATTATTGAATCTAGATGTGTTAACATGGATAACCGCTTTATTTTCTTCGTGGGGCGCGGTTTTAAAGACAACCGTTGGAATATCAGAGAGTATTGTGCGACGAATCGCGTTCGCTAAACTCATATTTACACCACTTAAGGTAAAGTTTAAAATATCGCCGTTCTCCCCAATGGTTTCAATTCGTGGATCCATGATATGTATATTGATATGAATAGATATTTAATATTTATTTTTATATCAATTTTTTAACCTTTGGAAAAGTAGATTATATAAATTTTGATATAAACAAGTTAAATATCTCTTCTATCTACATAATTATGAGCTCTATCTTGTATTATAGCAATTTCTGCCAACATTCAAAGGCTCTTTTGCAGACAATTGGAAAATCTCAGCAGATAATGAAGGATGTGCATTTCATATGCATAGACAAGAGAGAAAGAGACGCTAATAACAAGATCCAAATCATTTTGGAGAATGGACAAAAAATTGTTATGCCGGAAACCGTGACAAAAGTGCCGGCGCTTCTCATGTTAAATGATAATTATAGAGTTCTTTACGGAGAGGATATTTTGCGAAGTTTCAAGCCAAAGCAGGAGGTGGCTATAAAACAGGCGACTCAAAACAACAATGAACCTATGGCATTTTCTTTGGGTGGTGGAGGTGGATTCGGTATTATGTCAGATCAGTATAGTTTTCTGGACATGGATTCAGATTCACTTGCTGCCAAAGGTGGTGGGGGTACTAGACAAATGCATAATTATGTTCCCTTGAATTATTCTGATAGTATTAGTACACCGGATGATGATGTCAATTATAAAACTGCGAATAAAATCCCTGAATCACTCACAATTGAACAATTGCAGAGGCAGAGAGAACAAGAGCTCAGTTTTGGAAAAGGGTAGAATCCATATTTCGTATTTTTTGTATTTTGTAAAAAGTATATAAAAAGTAGAATGGTAAGTAAGATATGACGAGTTTATTGCCAGCATTTAACGATCATTTTATTGAATTTGTGAGTGATATTCATCGTGTGTTTCCAGAGGATGTAGATATTCTCTCAGCAAAGAATTCTTTTATTGCACTTCGCAAGATGAATCCAAAACTCATTATTTTGAGCTGGAAGTCATTTGTTGTGGATAAGTATAAGGATTCTATTGATAGAGGTGATATATCTTTTTTCATCAATAAAGATTACTTTCAAGACGTAAATCAAACACCGCATGCGGAAAAAATTACAGAGGCGATTAACCGATTGCGAAATCCAGTAAAAGCAATGACAGCAGACGATCAAGCAAAAATAATGAAATATATTCAAAATTTGACCAAGCTGTGCTTATTGTATTGTAACATGCAATGAGAAGTCGGATGATTTACTGATAACTAATATATTTCTTTTGAGTTTGACTTAAAAAATATTTTTTATATCAAACATATAATGAGTAACGAAGAACCGCAAATTCCAGAAGAGTTTCCCAAAATTATCAAGGATTTCGTATTAGATATGAAGAGTACCTTTCCCGAGTATCAAATTTTTATTTCAAAATGGTGGAAAGACAAGGATTCGTATGATCACATAGAGGATGCCGAAGAGAGAAAGAATGTTATGAATAAAGGACAAGAGAATTGTATAAAATTCTTGTTTAAATTCTGCTTGAAGAAGTATCCTCCGCGATTCTTTGATATTCTTTACCAAAATAACGAGATCTTTGGCGATGACTCGGAGGCCGATACCGAATTTTTACCATACATACATTTCAAAAACTTGTGGCAACAGACTGACATTAGTGACAAAACAAGAGAGACGATTTGGAAGTATTTGCAGATGATAATGTTTTCCGTGGTTGGCTCTATAAATAACCGCGAGGCTTTTGGTGATAGCGCAAAGCTTTTTGAGGCTATGAATGAAGACGAATTCAAACAAAAGTTGGAGGAATCGTTGGATCAGATGAAGGGTATTTTTGATAATAGCGGAAAAGATCCATCAGATGCTATTCCACAGCCAAATGTGGAACACCTTCATGAGCATATTACTGGGATGTTAGGTGGAAAACTCGGACAATTAGCGAAAGAGATTGCCGAAGAGACTGCGCAAGACATGAACTTTGATATGGACGGCTCTACTGATGTTAAAGGGGTATTTCAAAACTTGTTTAAAAACCCAGGCAAGCTTATGGGACTAGTAAAAAATGTTGGAGAAAAGTTGGATTCGCGACTAAAATCGGGAGAGATCAAGGAGTCAGAGCTTATCAAGGAAGCTAGTGAAATGATGAGTCGCATGAAAGATACGCCTGGTATGGGAGACATCCAGTCAATGTTGAAAAGAATGGGTCTTAATACAAATGGAGCTAAGCTTGATCTCAATGGTATGAATGCAAAGTTAGCACAGACTATGAAAACAGCGCAGATGAAAGAAAAGATGAAGGAGAAGGCGGATATTAACAGGGCGGCTAGAGAAATGGCTGCACAGATGACAGCGACCTCTCCGCAGTTTGCTCCGCCGGCATTTTCTGATGACCAATTAATGCAATTTTTTGATAAAACCCAGCCATTGTCTAGTCCAAACCCGACGCCAACTAAAAAAAGTGATAAGAAGAAGGGAAAGGGAAAGAGTAAGAAGTAGACCGAGTCCCATATTTTTGTAAAAAGTAAAAAAATAAGTACTCTATTATATATATATGTCAATTCCATTTTGGTCCAATGATCCATCCATTTTATTCAATAAAGACTATCTATTTGAGCTCTGGCCATTTCCGTCTATGTGTTATGAGCAAAAAATGAATGCTATATCTAGACTGATTATAATATTCACTATTTTAGGATATGTTTCAACTATGTCACTGAAGATAGTTGGTGTAGGTATAGTCACACTTGGAATTATTTATTTTATGTGGATGCAAAAGACAGGAGTGGAGAAAGAGGGATTCAGTAAATTTAAAGGCATTGGAAATGCGGAAAGCAGTGCTACAATAAAATCCGGTGCACATGAAACTACGACAAATCCAGTAACTTTGGAAACGATTATAAAATCGGACTTTCAGTCGGGTGATAAGAAGAATCCATTCTCAAATGTATTACTTACAGAGATTATGGATAATCCAACACGTAAATCAGCTCCGCCCGCATTTAATCCGGATATATTGGAGGATATTACCACCTCTACAAAAAAAAGCACGCAATTCTTGAATCCTGGAATCAAGAATACAAACAAACAGTTATTTAGCAGTTTAACAGATAAATTTTATCTGGATCAATCAAATCGGTCTTTCTTCTCCAATCCAAATACGAAAATACCGAATGATCAAGGGGCTTTTGCACAATATTTATATGGAGATATGCCCTCATGCCGTGATGGTGATGCTATTGCTTGTGTGCAGGATAATTATAGGTATATCTTGTATTAGTCCATCCGTTTTTGGGAATGGTGGAGCCGAAAATTTAACTCTTTCGTCCCTGAAGTAACCAATTATGGTTATTTAACCCTTTCATGCCTGAAAGGGTTAGGTGGGATGGGCGACTGACTTTATTTTATAACATATAATAAACTATGAAGGTTTTTTGTTCTGGAAGTTGTAGATTATTAACAACCATAACAAAAAGTTATGATAAAATATATGCCATTCATTCAATGTATTATAATTTTTTGGGTGTGAATTTTTTAGGAAAATTACACAACACACAGCAACATATTCAATTTATAAAATATATAAAGGGTGATATTGTTTTACCTGAGCATATTTTACCTTGTTTTTTAACATCATATAATAAAACGATTGATGGAGAGATTGAAAATATTGATACAACAATATGTAAGGTAAAAAATCTAAAAGACGGATTGCGCGATTGTACCTGTTTTATATTTGAGATCTGTTCAATAAAATTATATAAAAAAGAAGGATTTCATGTACAATATGAACTTGTAAATGATTATAATACAGTTTCAGACGTGGACGAAGAGGTGCAAACAGAAGAAGATGTATACAACGACTTGAAAGAAATACGTAATTTAATATCATTAGATAAAAAGATAATTTTTCAGTGTCATTTTAGACCAAATATTATTTATAATGATACCACAAAGGCAATACAAAATAGAGAAACTATATACAACGCGTGTAAACGATTTTGTAATGAAAATGAAAATACCGTTTTATATGATCCTAGTCTTTTTTTACATAATAATCACGAGTTTTTTGATGGAGGTACACATTTTACCGATATTGGATATGAAGGCGCATTCAACTATATTTACGATGAATTTATAAACAAATAAACAAATAAATACTAATTTTGCGTATCTGTTTTCTTTTTTTTTACTCAATATAAAATATTATGTCCACATCATATTTTATCTTAGCCAAACCGACTGGCAGTCCAGTGTACAAGAATGATTCTAATCAGATTGTTTCACTCAATAATACAGTATCGTACATATTGCCTCAGAACTTGATTTCTTGTTTTTGTGAACGCGGTTTATTTGAAGCTACTTTGATTGAATGGTGTAAACAATTTTGCAGCAAAGACAAAATTATGTTGGATATTGGCGCACACACGGGCACATATTCTCTCTCTTTAGCTTCTAATAGTAAACACGTTTATGCATTTGAGCCTCAAAAAATGACCTATTATGCATTGTGTGGTGGTGTTGCATTGTCTAACTTATCCAATGTTAGCTGCTGCAATTTTGGGTTAGGGTCTGATGAACAAACCGGATCAAATGTACTGAAGATTGTTAGCAATGACGGCGGAGGGTCTTCTCTCCATGCACCATCTTCTGGAGTTGTTTTGAGAGAAGAGACGATTCAAGTGGAGACACTGGATAGTATGGAATTAAACGATATCGGATTCATTAAAATGGATGTGGAAGACAATGAACTTTTTGTTTTACAGGGAGGCGCAGCTACATTGAAACGATGTAATTTGCCTCCCATCTTATTTGAATGCAACGACAGAGAGAAAAATGTGGCGCTCTTTGATTTTATTGCGGAATTGGGATATAGTGTTGTTCCTGTGGGAGGGGTCAGCAATATGTATTTGGCAAATGTTGTATAATTTATAATTTAGCATAATCATACACCAAAAAAATATATATGGTATATGTATATACCGAATGGCCCAAGTATCTGGTTATGTCTTTGAGAATATGTCAAGAATTGGCAACGATTCTTGTTGTGTAGATCAAAATAGTATTCAAAATGTGCAGAGTTGCAACTACACTCTTCAGAATTATTTTGGAAATGATTGTTCCATGAAACGCCCGATTGATTTAGCAACAACTCAGCCAGGTGTGAACTACAAAGGAGGGTTCAACTCTGGAGCTGGAGGATGTAATATTGATCAAAGTTCTGAGCTTCTTATCGGAACTATTCAAACGCATCCCAAATGCCGTATTTCTCTCTTTCAAAGGCCATTTTCAACCGTTCCCTTTTTAGGGCGCGGATCTGTGGATCCTATTATGGAGTCTGAGATTCAACAGGGTGAGACAATCACGAATAAACGCAGTGTTGTGCAATTATCTGAGAAGAGTTACCAGAAATACAGTAATACACCTCTTCTAGGAAATATTAAGAGCCGTCTAACTGATCCAGCCTTTTGTGTGGAGGGTGCTGCATCCCAAGGATGGATTCGTGGCGGTGTTCCTTCCCGAGAACTTACCCGAGACAATTGCTCTTATGGCGGAAAACCGCTATAACTTTTTCGCACATGAAAAAGGTAAAAAAGTATATAGAGATTCGGTATGTAAATAATTACATGTACAATACAAGATTGGTTTGCACATATAAGATACATGAGAATGATGATATGTACCGAAAAGATTTATTAGATGCTTTTCATTTAGATAGTTTTGATGAGGCTGCTATCAACAAAGCAATAGAAGATCTATTTCACAAACTGTCATTGCACGATAGATTGAGGGAGTGCATGAGAAAGTCTGCTGCTGCTTTTTTAAGCGAGGATTTACAAATAGGGTTTATGGGGCTATTTACATTTGATTTCTTTGATATATCGCATCCGTGTATTTGCGAATTTTTGGAAACGGGGACTATTTGTGAACAAAATATAAAAGCGATTGAATCTTGTTTTGGTTGTAGATCTCAGTCTAGTGAGGAGTCCGAGTTTTGTGAGGAGCAGGAGACGCGAAGCGACGGATAGCGATGAGCATATTCAGGAGGCAGAATGCCGGATGAATAGTGAAGCAACTGAATGTGAAGATCATAATTAACCTTTTATGTCTGAAAGGGAATTTTTGAGTGGCTGAAGTAACCAAATATAGTTACTTCAGGCACGAAAGAGTTAAGAAGCAGAATGCAGGACGGTTATAGTCTTGTTTATCCCTTTTATTAGATAGATAAAAATATTTTTATCCCTCCAAAAAAGAATATCTATATAGTAAAATGGCTTCAACACGCAATAAAAATACACCAGGCAATTATTGTTTGGATCAAAATCAATATGCCCAATCTCGTCAATATACGACTTATAAAAATTCTGCTTATGGTGAGGCAGTTAGTACAAAATTGCCTGGACATGGGCTAAATCCCGGACAATTGCCTTGGAATACTATGTCATATAACGCGCCAGATATAGAGTCTTTTTTATTCGGAATCAACGCAACGAATTTAGTGAAGCCTGCTCCTTGCTTTACTCCTGAGCTTAAGAATTTATGCACTGCAAATATTTTTGAAACAGGACCAATTTATATTCCAGAGCCGTTAATAGTAGAAAAAAATCAGAGACCTTTTCCTGCGCCATAGAAACATTTATCTGAATCAAAAAGAAAACTATATGAATTAGGTGTTCTCTAATTATACTTGAGCAAGCTGTCCACATATGACTTCTCATAAACAGCTAGTTTTGTTGTACCATCCCATGTGCTATACGTGGCCAATATGCGATCGTCTTCCACAACAATACCAAGACAATATTCAATGCATTCTCCCTCAAATTTAAACGGCGCAGAATGTCTCAAAAAGTTCATATTTATATCAAAAACCGCAAAAATATGGTAGTAATGACGAGGGGTCTCATATGAAACAATATGTAAAACAAACCATATCTCTCCATTATGTTCTACTCCTGGTGTGGATCCACGAGAATGACTGAATATTTTGGGGGTATTCTCCTTGGTTTCTATCAAATCCAACATATTTGTATCATAATTGATTTTGCATATTTGTAATGGACACCACTTGTAGATCAAGCAATTTTCATTGTTGTACTTCATATGAACCCAATTCTTTTCGCACCAACTCTCACAAAAAGACGGTTTCACCTCAGTAGACATGATATATTTAGACGTGATATCGTAATCACCCATCAACATACCAATCTTTCCGTCCTTATGTTGGCTTGTTCCCATGTAAATCAATTTACTATTATCATCATTTGAAAAAATGCGAATATCTTCTATTCCTAAATATCTTCTATCTTCATATTCAACATCAAATATTTTTTCAAAAGTCATATTCAATTCTTTATTCATCTCTACATATTTATTGTTGGTAATGATATGTTGATCACAATCCAAATAATTTCCGTTGCTATCAATGCGATAGTTTACCATTCGTATATTCAAACAGTATCCAGATCCGCTCATACTCGGTAAAATAGAACAAGACGAAGAATTAAACTTTATCATCTTGTCACCCACAAAACATTCCTCAGAAAAGCTTAAATCTATAAGCTGTTTTTTCACCAAAACATCCTTGTAAAATTTCATGTTAGATAGCGTGTTACTGATAATTCCATAGTCATCGCAATTATTGAATATAGAAACTACGGCATCATTTATATTACTTACACCAATATAGCATCCCATGATAGAATATTCGTAATCAAACTTATAAGTATAAACATCGTTACTTAAGAATAAATAATTATCCTTTTGAATATTTTGCTTTAGCGCCTCTTTGGCGATATCGTAAAATATCTTGGCTACTTTACATTTACCTACCACACGATAATATTGTACAATCTTGTATAAATTCTCTAGTCGCAATGGTGTGTGATTATATGCCTCCAACCAATAAAATAATGCATCCCCCATTTTGTTCAAATGCTCATAAATATTGGCTATATTGTAATAGCTATACCACACTTCTTGTTCCCAATCACCCAATGCGATTCGTTTTTTGTAATACTCAATAGCCTCGTCAAAATGCCCGCTATCCTTGTAGCTATTGGCCAAATAAAAATGGTAACGCACATTGTTTGGCTCTTCTTTTAATCCTTCCAGGAGCAAGCGAACATCTCTCTCAAATTTGTCGCCCTTTGAGCCACCATCACCCACATCACGAATAAAGAGCTCATCCTTGCTGATATTTACGTTATGATTATTCGGAGGTGTTGAAACGTGTTCGTGAGTCACTCCTAAATATTTGAATGTTCCATTATTTTTGACAATACGCATATTTTGGTAATAAAAAGAGTCATTGCCTTGCAATAAACAAAAAGAGTCGGCCTCTCTTAAACGTGTTTTATCAAATGTTTTCACATCTAAAATCATATCTGCATCTATTAATAAGGCGTAATCAGACATACCTGCAGATACCTGCAGCGCAAACGTCCGATTATATGCGAAATTTTTAAATGGCTCTTCAACTACTTTTCCGGGGATATTTTTCTCAGAAAAGTATGTTTTAATCAATTCAATGGTATTATCTGTAGAGCCGGTGTCACAAATACAGTAACAATCAATTAAAGGAAGCACAGATTCCATCAAACGATTGATGATTTTACTCTCGTTTTTCACAATCATATTGAGACAAAGAGTCGGAACAGATTTGTCTATCTCTTGTATTTCAAGCCGCATAATATAATTTTATAGATATAATCTTCATGCAATTTTAACTCATTCAAAACGTTAGCTCTCCCTATTTCAGAATCATCGGAGATTTGGAACAAAAACTCCTAAATAATTTGAGGGATTTTTTTGATATATTTTTTTTCAGATGATTATTATATGGCAAATACACGATTTTATTATGACCCATGTAGAACAAAAAAACAATTGCAACAATCTACTGGTCCAGGAAGATATATATTGAACGTACCAGGTAATGGAAGCAATCCATGTTATATGGAAGACCCTCAAATTATTGTGCAAAAATGGGGCGCAAATTTAATGACAAATAGTACAAATGTAGAAAGTGATTTGTTAGGTGTTAATCGGAGAAATATAGGGCGTGATTGTTTAGGAAAAGACGAGTATACTAGATACAATGTACCAACACAACAGGTACAATACCCAACATGCTCTATGTTGTATACAGAACAATCACGAGCAATTATGCCTGCATGGACAGCCCGCGATTTGGAGCAAGTTGATTGGTATACTTTACCATTAAATCCGCAGGAAAACACGTGCTTATCTTTTCAAAATAATTTAAGTACAAGAATTCTAGAAAAGGATTACTATAATAATTCATGTGACTACTTGTCTCCCTCTAGTTAACTCTTTCGTGCCTGAAGAACCAAATATGGTAACTTAGTCACTCAAAAATTCCCTTTCAGACATGAAAGGGTTAAGCACTCGCAAGAAAACAGCAACAAAGGGTTAGAAATAGTATAATATATCTTTTTATTCATGAAACAGATGAATAAATCTATCTATTAGATGGGTTATCAATTATTATATATATTATATATAATAATGGAAATAGCGATCCCACTGCTCGCCTTAGGTGGCATTTATGTTATTTCAAATCAAAAGACAGAAAGTTGCAAAAAAGAAATAAAAAAAATAGGACAAGAAACGTTTACTAATATGGGACGAAACCCAAATTACCTGCCAAATGCAGATGTTCCTCCGCAGAATTATCCAATTACCAATAACAAACAGTTGGCAGATACTGTACAAGAGTACCAGAATCCAAATTCCACCACCGATAAGTATTTTAATCAAAATTATTTTGAAAAACAAGAAAACGCAGGAGTTTCGGTGGGAAACACACCACAACAAATATATTCTATGTCAGGCAATTATTTAGACACTAAATCTTTCAAACACAACAATATGGTTCCTTTTGACGGTGGAAAAATAAAAGGATATACTTATCATGCAAATATTGCTGAATCAGTATTAGATAATATGGTCGGTACTGGATCGCAAGTAATCAAAAAAATAGAGCAGGCTCCTCTATTTAAACCCGAAGATAATATTAATTGGACATATGGCATGCCGAATCAAAGCGATTTTATGCAATCAAGGGTAAACCCTGGAACAAGAAATAATAACGTGAAGCCTTTTGAGAGTGAAATTGTTGGTCCTGGTCTGAACCGTGGATATACCACTGAAGGAAGTGGCGGATTTAACTCGGGTATGGAAGCGCGCGATCAATGGTTGCCGAAAACAGTAGATGAGTTGCGTGTCTCCACAAATCCAAAATTAGAATATAACTTGAATAATTTAGAAGGTCCTTCTTATGCTCATGTGCAAAATGTTGGTATTCTCGGTCGTGTTGAGAAACAAAGACCTGATACGTTTTTTATCAATACGCAGGATCGCTGGCTTACTACTACTGGCGCAGAAAAGGGGGAGGCTTTACGTCCTATTCAAGAAATGGGAATCTTGCGAAGAAACTCTTCCGAAATAAATTACCCTGGACCAGCTGGTCCAGCTGAAAAAGTTGCTGGACGCGTGCCAAGCAACTTTGAGGAATCGCGAAGACAATTAACAGCTACCAAAGATGTGCCGCATGCTTCCGCTCAAGGACATGGACCAGGCATGGACGGCAGAGTATTGATGCGCTCTTATACAAACTATAATAACAACAGAAGTACGGTTAAACCGGTTGATACTATGCGAAGCGGATTTAGTGGGGCAATCGGTGCCGCGATTGCTCCTTTGATGGATGTGTTTAGACCTTCGCGCAAGCAAGAAATGGTGCACAGTGTTCGTATATATGGTGATGCTGGATCTAGCGTGCCCTCTAATTATGTTAACAATCCGCGAGATATTACGACGACGACTATTAAGGAAACAACCATGTATTCACCGAATTTCTATATTAATAATCAGAAAGAGGGTCATTATGTGGATACTCACACTCCGTTAGAGACAACACAGCGCGAATCTACCAACTATGAAACGTATGGTAATGTAGGAAACAATCATGAAGGAGCGATGGAGTATGGTTCTGTTTATAGGCAACAGAATAATGATATCAAGATGCAGACTATATATAATAGAGCCAATATGGGAGGAACTCAAATATTCAACCAGAATATGAATGTGAGCATTGATAAAAGCGATACGAATTGCATGGATAACCGCCCCTTTGGTCCGTCCTCAGTTATTTCATTACCTCCTGCCAAGGAAAATTATGGACATATGGGTCCACCTCAACAGTTAGATATGGGGATTGAGATTCAACGCAATACTCCAGATATTTTGAACGCTTTCCGAGCAAACCCTTTCACACACAGTTTGAACACATCTGTATAGATAGAGCAGCGACGAAGCTTTTTTCACATAATAATATAGAACAACCATGACCAATCGTTTTTTTGAACAAATACGAGGGGAAAATGATGATTTATATTATTATGTTTTACCAAAAAATACACTATTATACCGAGGAGATACTTCTTTCTATATGAGTAGAGGTCTTCCTCAAGATCCTGTTTTTTTTAGTACAACTCCAGAAGCAGTTGAACAATATGGAATTGTTTTTGAGTTTCAATTGAAAAAGGAATTGCATTTACTTGCTTTGGACAATCCTGAAACGATGAAATCACTTTATGAATATGCTAGAGATGAGCCACAAATTCAGCTCATATTGAAAAGAAACTATGGATATGGATATGAAACCAGGGTTCGTTACTCTACGCCTGTAAGTGATAAAGAGCTTACTAATTATTTGTGTAGAAACGACTTTGATGGATATGCGACAGATACAATGATAACTGATAGAGGAACAGAGTTTCATAAAGAAATCATGGTGTGTAATCAATCTGCAGTAGAACTTGTTCGTCAAATTACAACAGACAGTAAAACGATTGCAAGTGAAGTGGAAAAATATAAACTACGAAATGTATCTATTAAAAAAGAAGGTAAAAAACGATCCTCAAAATCAGAAATGAATTCACCCGTTAAAACTTATCCAATATCTAGATCTCTCTTTGGTGATGACGGCGACGATATGGGTTATGAAACTCCTAGCGGCGGTAAAAAAACATCGGTATCATCCAAAAAAAGAATTACCAGAAAAAAAAGACAAAAACGCAAACGCGTATACAAATCGCGAAGAAGATAATTCGTTTATAATACAATATAAAAAATACATGTATCATAATAATAATACTAATTTATGTCCATACTCAATATTCATGAAAATATCAAAGAAAAACTGGAATACTTTCATTCCATACACAAAATACCAAATATTATTTTTCATGGACCATCTGGATCAGGAAAACGAATGATTGTTCATAATTTTGTAAACACCATTTACAATAACGATAAAGAGAGAATAAAATCCTTTGTTATGCACGTCAACTGTGCTCATGGAAAGGGCATTAAATTTATACGTGAAGAATTGAAATTTTTTGCAAAGACGCATATTCAATCTAACGGCGGAGATATTTTCAAAAGTGTTATTTTATTGAATGCAGATAAATTGACAATGGATGCACAGTCTGCCTTGCGACGTTGCATTGAATCGTTCAGTCATACAACGCGTTTTTTCATCATTGTAGAGGACAAATACAAACTTCTGAAGCCAATTTTATCAAGATTCTGTGAGATTTACGTTTCTGAACCCATTTATGAAGGTTCGCCCATAAATTTGTATAAATATAATTTGAACGAGACGTTTAAACTGAAATTGATTAAAATGCAGCGCAACGATTGGCTGAAAAAGGAACTAATGAAGCCAATTACTTCTACAACAGATGTAATACAATTGTCTGATAAATTGTATAAAAAGGGATACTGCGGTTTGAATATTATCCAGATTTTGGAGAATCATTCGTGTTTTTCCAATATTTCTCTAGAAAAACGATATGAACTACTTGTGGCATTTAATAAGGTACGAAAAGAGTTCAAAAACGAGAAACTTTTATTTTTCTTTATACTCAACTTTTTATTCTTGGATTCTTGTATTTTTTTGGAGAATATTTCGTTTATGTAAATCCAATCCACCTTTGGGAAAGGTGGAGCCAAAACCCGAATCAACCTTTGGGAAGGGTGGAGCCAAACCCGAATTAACCTTTGGGAAAGGTGGAACCAAATCCTGCTACAAGAATTGTGAGGAGCAGGAGTCGCGAAGCAAAGAACGCATCATGAATATGGAACTGCGTTTATTCTATTTTTCTTTTTGGTCATTGTAATACATAAAATATGGATGATTTCAATGTTAGTTCATTACACGAAAGTAAAAATGAATGGGGGGCTCGTTTACTCACTATATTAACTCCATTAATCATGGAAGGATTCAAGTCAATATTTGACGAGGCTTATAAACTTTGCAAAGATAACAATGAAACAGATAAATATTTAATGACTTTTCAAAATTTCGTATCTAGAATTCCAAAATGGAATCCCATAATTATTGAAACGGAGAGAAAAAGAATATGTGAAAAGAGTGCATGTGGGTATTTAGAGGATTTGGTGACATGTGTGCATATTATTCAGTTGAAACTACTCACTGCTATGCGGGCTGGTAACAAACAAAAGAAGATTGATATTCAAATTCCCAAATTGGATGATTTTATTCACAAAGCGTACATACATGTAGCCAGAAAAGTATACAAGAATGTATATTTGTTTGAGACAAATATACCCCCTTTGCAAGTGCAAAAGAATCACCGTGAACTAGAGATAATTATTCAAGAGTGTGTGTTAAATGCTGTGCGAGAGAATATTCCCATTGAATCTATTCTACGAGCATATATGGACGAAACCGTGGAGGAGGATGTTGTGGAAGAAATAAAAGAGGAGATTATTCCCGATCAAGTGGCAGAGACGATACAAGAGTCTTCTATTGATACATCTGCCGCTTCTTCTGCCTCTGCCTCTATGCCTACCAAATTGAGCTTTAATGATGTTGACTTAGCAATTGGTGTGGACAATAAAGAAGAGCAAATAGTTGCACCTAAGGATATTGATCGCTTAGAGCAAGTTTCCGTAATGCGAAATGAACAAAGAAAACTAGAAACTGACGACGATGATGACGACAATGCATCTAACGTGAAATTACATATTTTTGATGAATCTATACAACTGGATAATTTAGACGTACACAATATTGAACCTCCAAAGCTTGAGTTAATACCAGATTTATTGGTAGATGATATTGAGATGCTTGTTTAAAATCCTGGATGCGTAAAACTATTTAGAACATTGTCCAAGGATATAAAAACATGGACAATATTTTTATTATTGCTGGAATTGTATCTATTGTTTTCTTCTTAGCTAAATTTGTGGAGATGAGATTTATTGAGAAGGAAAGCAAACCGCTGAAATTATTAGTGAGAGATACATTGATTGTTTATGTATCCGTTGTACTTGGACATTTTGTGTTAGGTCAGTTGAAACCGATCATGCAACAAGCTGGTGATAGCGGTCCCATAGTTCCTTCAGCATTTACCGATAATCCTACATTCTAACATTCTAATGTAAGGGAAGCCGGAGGGGACGCGAGCATTATCGCCCTGTCCAAATTTTCACCAACGGTTTTTTTATATACTTGTACTGTTTGGAATAATCTTCTAAACTGTATCCCCATTTTTCATAGACCCAAATATTTCCCAATAAGGAAGGCGTTTTATACAATGTCGGCGACTCAACATAGAACAAAGCCCCCAAAATCCTTTCCAAGGAACAACGATCGCTTCTATTTTTCACTACTTTAAGCAAATTGAATAAATTGTATTTTTCTTGCAAGGAAGAGAGAAATGCTAAACTAATATATGACTGCACTCCAAAGCATCCATGCCATATATCGCTCTGGCGAAATCCAAGTTTTTGCACACTTGTTGCTGAAACTTTATCCAAAATAGATTCGGAATTCTTGAGAAGACCTGCTAGACGAACACAGTTGTCTATGTCTTCATTATAATCAAAATGCCATATTGGCATGACTGCTAATTGTCTCATTCGTTCAAAAGGGATTCTTTTGTGAAAAAAAACACTGTCGTGCAGAATGACGGCATTTGCGAAATATCGGTTTTTATACAAATAGTAATACGGTAACAATTCTCCTCTCCCTGCATATTCAGACTGAACAATCGTAATATTTTTGTATGAAAAATGCGATTCTATGAAGTTGTAATTGCTATTGTCATCAATAATGATGATTCTGCGAAATGGATAGAACCGTCTTATACATCTCACACAATGATTCCAATATTTATTCGTTTTTTCTGAATTTACATGTCTCGTAATAATAAACCCATAGTTCTCAGTCATATTTATAACAGTTGTTTTTATAATTAGTATAAATCCACATTTAAAAAGTCTAATTCAATAATATATATATATATATGGCTGAAGTAACAAATTTAGAAAAAATAACCAGGATCGTAAATGCAAATACAGAAATTCAAATTCTTAAAGAATTAATGCATGCACCAGATAAGCTGATGGCAAAAGAAGCCATGTTTGAGCTAGCGCGTCGTGTCAAATGGGTCAATGTTCCTAAATCATTGATTACTGGTAAATATAGCAATAAATATGACTATTTTGATCCAAACATGAAGTATTATGTTTGCAGTTATGGTGGAGCGGGTTCAACCATGTTATGTGAATATTTGAATCATTTTGGTACAACATATCACATACATAGTAGAAATCCACCTCAAAAGCTAACAGAAGTCGGTAAAAAAAAAGATGATGATGGTAATTCTGTTGGTAGTGTTGTATGGTTTAATGATACTGTAATTCCTGATTCAGAATTGCATAATTATAAGATTATTTATATTTATAGAAATCCAATTGAGTCCATATTTAGCCGGTTCATAACAGGACCTTATAAAAAAATTAATATGAATCATCTAGATAATATTGAAGCAGCACATTGGAATATGGAACGTATTGTAGCAAATGAGATGGATTTATATAAATTGGAGGAATTTTTCTACAATTACGTGAATCCTAATAATCGCAATTACAAAATAATCTGTTTAAATTATGATAAATTTTGGAACAATATTGAGACCATTAATGATATATTAAATATTCCTAATTTACCAGAATTTTATCCTGTAAGAAAAGAAACGGAAAAACAGTATCCCCATTTGGATGTATTTACCAGAATCTATGGTGCTTTGATTAAAAAAATGGATAATATGGATCCTATTTATATCAGTTAATCTTTTCCCATTTTATTAATGTCTAATCTCCAAACTGTCCCAATTTTGGGACAGTTTGGAAAATTAGCATATGCCTTTATTCATCTCCAGGCTCATAAATGAGCCTGGAGATTAAAGGTTAACTCTTTCAAAAAATAAAAGAGTTAATCCAAAAAGCACACATCTAAAAATTATCCAAATTTAAAACCTTTTCATTATTAGGTATCTTGTTCTTGGATATAGTAAATGCATTAAACTCTTTTCTCTCAAGCTGAGCTTGAGGTGTATGATTGTGCACATATCTTGCAATCATTTTATATAATTTGAAATCCGGATAGCGATCAGCCCCATTGTTCTTGTACAAGACATTTATGCCATTGTCATCCAAACACCATTCAACAATTACTCTTGTAATCGCATCACATTTATTTAAATCACGTATGCTGTCCATACTATCCACCAAATAATCAAAAATAGAGCATGCCAGCCTGCATAAATCAAAACTATAATTCGGTTCTAAACGCGGTTTTTTATCATTATAGTAGGGTTCAGTATTATATTGCGTTGATGCATCACCACCCAATTGAAAGCTATCGCTGCACATTATTTTTCCATCAAATTTATAAATGCTTCTTCCAAAGTCAATTATTTTAAATATTCTCCCGAATGTGGGAACGCGATAATACTTCTTTTTGTAACAATAATAAATAAATTCCTTTTCGGTGTTTACATACATGATATTATTCGTATGCAGATCATTATGCGTGAAGGAGAATACTTTCTGGTAAGTTATCAAGATCATGACAACTTGCATCAATGCAGAGAACCACTCCACTTCACTCAAATCATTGTGTAGAATTAAATCATCAAACGTATTTTCGCAATTTTCCATGCAAATAACTTGTACGGGGAATTCTTTAAAGGTTGCATATACATGCTCTTCTTCTTCAGATTCATCATCGTCGTTGTCGTCATCATCACTGTTATCGCAACCGCTTCCACTCTCACCATCTATGTCGGACCAGTCACCTGATTCGTCATCCTCGTCAATTTCATCGTGAGAACCCGTATGAGATGTTCTAGAAGAACAGCTTGAGCCGGATTTAAGTGTTTCTGTCTTGGACTGATGCAAATCTGTGAAATCTATTTCCAACTCTTTTAAATTCTCTGTGGTTATGGTTGATGATACGACAGAGGAAGAGTCTACTGTTGTAAAGACCGTATCAAATACAGATTCATCAAATATATCGGTAACGAGCGCTGCTGTTGCATCTTCAAATATTTTGATTGGAGCTAGTTTAGGTTTCTCTCCATCCTCACCATCCTCACTGAATATATTGCTATAATCTTCCACTTCAAATAAAACATTTTTTTGCTTATTGAAAAAATCGGATTTTGTCAAATAATCCAAGTCGTCAAATATATTCACTTTGAAATCATTTTTAATCGCTAAAAATGATCCATAAAAGTCTAAACCATGAATAAACCCGTTATTATGAACCATCTTGCTTGTCAAATAAGAGAAGAAACTATCTACATAAGCTGAATTATTCATATCCAATGTTTTAGGAGGTGCGGTTGACTCTCTAATAGATGGTAAATGGAACAAAGAACTATTTTTCCAATCGTATTTTCCAATCATAAATTTGAATGGGTCGAGAAGAGGGGCTAATTTGAAAAACACATTTTTTGTTTTCGGTTTAGATTTTTCATTAATAGAATGTTTGATAGTACACTTGTAGAGGTTTGGGTTTATATCGGCTAAATTACTCTGTACATTAGAGAGATACCAGGAATGGTTCAGATTGACTCCGTTATAATTTGTTTCGTTTAACACAAAGAACCTGTTGTATAGGGGTATATAATTTTGGGTTTTAACTAATCCAAAACCTTCTAAACTCTTGAACAATTCTTGATTTTTGCGCTTTTGATAATTCACAGTCGTTTCCATGGAACTAAATATATACCTTGTTCAATATTAAATTCATGAATTTAACTTATAATTCGCGTATTTCAGTGTTCTTTCTTTTTCCAATATTATGTATGACATTGGAACTTAAGAAATTTGATATGAAGAGCATTAGTTTTAGACCCAATGAAAGTAAAGGTCCTGTTGTTGTTTTGATCGGACGTCGTGATACGGGTAAAAGTTTTTTAGTTCGTGATCTGCTTTATTATCATCAGGATATTCCGATCGGTACTGTGATTTCAGGGACAGAGGAAGGAAATGGATTCTACAGTAAAATGGTTCCCAAGTTGTTCATACACAATGAATATAATACAGCTATTATAGAGAATATTTTAAAACGTCAGAAATCTGTATTAAAACAGATTAAAAAGGAAATGGAAACCTTTAAGCGTAGTACAATTGATCCTCGCGCATTTGTTATCTTAGACGACTGTCTTTATGATAATACTTGGTCTAGAGATAAGATGATGAGGCTTCTTTTTATGAATGGTCGCCATTGGAAGATAATGTTGATTATAACAATGCAGTATCCACTTGGAATCCCTCCTGCATTAAGAACGAATATTGATTATGTTTTTATTTTGCGCGAACCTTATATTGCGAACAGACATCGTATATTTGACAATTATGCAGGTATGTTTCCCACATTTGAGTCGTTTTGTCAAGTGATGGATCAATGCACGGAGAACTATGAGTGTTTGGTTATTAATAATAACGCCAAATCTAATAAATTGCAGGATCAGGTTTTTTGGTACAAGGCAGATTCCCATAATGATTTCAAGCTGGGATCCAAGGAATTTTGGGAGCTCTCCAAAGATATGCATTCCGATGATGAGGATGAAAAATATGACCCAGGAAATGCGAAGAAGCGCGGCGCAGGTCCTAAGATTAATGTAAAAAAAACAAAATGGTGAATGATTTTTCGTGTTCAAATATGGTTTAATCACTCAAAAATTCAAAAATAGTGAGGAACAGGAGTCGCAAAGCGACGAGCATATTCAGGAAGCAGAATGCCGGATGAATATCGCCATGATTCAATAAAATATAAATCTCTGAAAAACATTTAAAACCATTATTTTTAATACTATATAATGAGTGAGAGTGTGGCTGAAGATATGCACAACGGACTAGCTGATAAAAATCCTCAAGATAAATTAATTATTTTTTCTGTTGGACATAGATGTTCTACAGCCTCTTTAATAAAAATGATGAACCAGAAATTTGAATCTTACCCATTTGATTGGATTGTATCAAAGTTAGATGTGGTGGTTCATTCTATGGAGACCGATTTTGAAGATTTTTTGCGCATTGAAAACTATCAAGAAGATAGCACAGAGACATTCAATTTATTTGATGGTGTTAAAGTTCATGTATGCAATGAAAATGTTGTTTATAACAAAATGTACGAATCATTTGAACCCGATGTGTATCCTACAAATCATCTAGGTACTTATGGAAAAAAATTAGCTATGTCACATCATGACATTCGTTCTGATACGGATCATCAATACTTTGAAAGGTGCATTTCACGATTCAAGAATATTCTAACTTTACCTCAAAGAAAGTATTATCTATATACTCATCCAATTATGGGATTAGATAATTATCGGAATCAAACTGATTTTTTACAGTCATACTTTGGTGCTTTTACTGAGTATATGAAGACAAAAACAGAAAATAGTTTTGGTATTTATTTTATTGTTGTAAAAAACGATGATAGAAAAGGAGAAATAGACACGCTTATAGAAAACGAATATTGTATTGTGTATACATTGAATACAAATAAGGATTTAATTGATGCAGGTGCAGTATTTAGTGGGGATTTTTATACAGAGCAACACAACATGTTAGTTGCGATTGAGTCTATTATTGAAAAGACTCGTACTATTTCAACAGACAAGGAAAGGGAAATTTTATATTAAAGTAATGTAATCCTGGTATAATGGAGTGGGAGACTAGAGTTGTGAAGCATTGATATTGATTCAGGATCATCAGACATAATCATATCTGATGATTTATCGCAAAGTAAACCAGTTATAAATGTAACTATTGTTAGAGTTGCATATAATAAGATAAATATATCAAGTATATTGATCGGATCAGATATATATCTTATAATTTGAGTTATTATTTCATTCATATTTCTTCCAAACGGCATTGTCTTTTTTATTGAAATAGGTAATATACAAATTATCTATTTCAATTGTTTTTATCTCGTTGGATGGGACGTAGAATCACCCGATATTTTTAATTCAATCCTTATTTGCAAATGGTCCGCTGATTAGTTCACTTTGACCATTATCGGTCTTTCCAATAACAATATTATCTCCTTCAAAGAGCTCATTGCGAATATCCGCAGTGGAAATCTCTTCCCCGTCTTGTTTCAATGATTGCTCCTGTGTATTTGCCAATCCAACACCAATTAGATTGCCAGCATCATCAATGGTCTGTGTGAGAACATTTCCGGACTTTTCTGCGTTTTTAATATTGTCTTCAATCGCTTTTTTCTTAGCCTCTTTTACGCGCTGATCAAACGTATTCTTGGCATTCTCCTCATTCTTAGTTTTTTCACTCATAAGCTTGTTGAGTTCCTCCTCCATGTATTCAACACGTCCGGTCTTATATGCCTCTGGCTCCCAAGGCATCCACATGCCAACTGGTCCAACATATACATCATGGTGCGGATCAATCTCACGCAACATCTTGCATCTCAATTCAGCCTCTTCCATAGAAGGATACGTTCCACGAATCTTTAATCCTCTTGTATGGGTTTGAAAATTATGAGAAACACCAAATGATTTTTCTAAATCATTTTCATTTTTGTCCACAAATGTTTTATAATCATCTGCAAGAGTGCTTTCAGTAATGGTTGCTTTCTCCTCCAATGCGAAATCTTGAAAATCCTTCATGATATCTTCAATAGATAGCTTATATTTAAAAGCAACAAAATTCAAGAATTGAGTGAATTTTTCCATGGATTTATTTAATTCCCATTTATTTAGGAACTCCTCAAAATAGAAGAGCTCCTTCTTCTTGAGAATGTTCTCAGGGGAAACAAATGATACACAAACAAATTTTTGACCTGCAATAGGTTTGTCCTCTTCTAATAAATCTACATACTTGGGATTGGGCGTTCCGTTCTTGTTTAACTTTCTCTCAAATTTAGAATGACTCATCTTATAACGTATATTAATTCTTTCATTCTAAGTGATTTCTAAAATTATTTATATTATATTTTTGGAAAGTATAACAAAATAAAATTTTAGTGACATCTTCTTTGACGAAATAATATATTTTTTTCTTATCATTTAGTATAAATGTACGGCACTTTTGATGTCAGCGAGTTGATAAAACGAATCATCAAGTATTTAGTGGAGGGTCTTATGGTGGCGCTAGCGGCTTATGCCATTCCCAAGAGATCATTGAACTTGGAGGAGATTGCTATGATTGCCTTAACCGCCGCAGCAACATTTAGCATTTTGGACACGTATATTCCCAGTATGGGAGTGACCGCGCGTTCCGGCGCCGGATTCGGTATTGGTGCCAACTTGGTTGGTTTCCCTGGCGGACTTTAAGCGATATCATATCATTTATGTAGCAAAAATATAACATAATATAATTATAATCGGTGTTATAATTATAATGAAAAGAATAATGAAAAGAACAATGAAAAGAATAATGAAAAGAACAATGATAAAACGACAAATATTGAAAAGAAAGGCCGCACGAAGACCTAGTAAAAAACTTACGTCTAGAAAAATAAAAAGAGGAGGTGCACCTTACTATAAAACATTAGATGGATCTATGCCACAGTTTGACAAGGATCCAGACTTGAACGCAAATGACCGCATGGATCGTCCTTGAAAAAATTATATTAATATCCAATTATCTAACCCGAATGGTTCTTTAAACATTTCATAGTATCCATAGTTGCAATACACATAAATCTTCTTATCTTTGAATAATCTATATTTTGCATCTAACAAGTAAATAAATGCGCTCCAAGAAGAATCTATAACATGAATTTCCTGCGATTTTTCTAAGATTTTTATGTAATCAAAAAATATTTGTGTAGACCCATTCAAATTTACATAAGGATGTTCTGTAGATATAATATTGGAATTTTCTGGAACATTGTGATGAAGAATATAGGTTTCCCCGTATTTTTCAATGAATCTTAAATACGTTTCATTTTCAAGGCAATGATCTCTATCAAAAGTAAAATCATTTACTCTTGTCATATACGGAATATTGTACCCAGAATAGAATGATTGTACAAAAAAAACACCGTGAATACATATCTCTTTATCAAAACGATTTTTATAATTATCATCCTTTTGAAAGATGTCACAATATCCATGAAACAGTGTAGAAATCTGTTCGGTAGGTAAATCATTATTATTTTCATTATCTAATAAATTGACCGGATTAAATGTTGTATGAGTATGGTTTACATATTCGTGAGCAACATATAATGGTTTTATATTTGTATTTCGTATAAAAAAATCAAATAACGGTCTCGCATCTTCTCTCATTACTGTATAAACTTTTTCAAACTGTGGTTGATACCATTTAATTAAAGCTAAGCAGTTGAAAATATCTGTCCATCCTTGATGAAAGTATAGTATTGCTATTGAATTAGGCATGCTGTTATTATATTACATATTATTTTCATGATTTCTTTTTATTGACTAGTTGATATCTTGTTCTGTCACTATGTATGAGAGAAATATATTACTAAATAGTTGGTATAAACTCCCAGTTCAACTCCTGACAAATCTTTTTCCAAATAGTGTCTTGGTCTATTCGCTTCTCTCTATCCTTTAACATAGGAAAATGTTCCAAGTATTGTGTTTCTCCAAGCAGCTCACAAAGTTTATAAGCGGTATAATAATAATTTAAAAAATTTACTCGGTCGTCTGGACAAAACTTTGAATAAGGTGCCTGTAATTCCATAAATAAATTGAACAGTGTTTCCTCAAATTCAGGGGTCATAATCGGTGGTTTTATGCCCAACTTATCTTTTATAAATGGAATATGTTCATAATATTTATTATACCCTAATTTTTTCAAAATTTCCTTGGTCTTATGATTCGTAATTTGAGAGATATCTGTTCTCTCCTTCTTGATCTGTTGTTTAATATTTTCAATGACTTCTGGAGGGATTTGTGTAGTCTCTTTGCCTTGAAATTGAGCAACGATTTCTTTAAAATGATTGATGCGTTTGTATGCATAAAAACAAACTTCTTTTGGAGGCTCCTTATAAGACGGCTTTTCATTTTCAATTAAATATGGGATATGTCTTGAACAAAGATTGCAAATAAGAACACCTTCATCATCTAATGGAATCAGTTCCCCTTTATTGCAATATTGACACACATCATTTGGATGGATATAGGCATTAATATCTAAAAAGCTATCATCAATATTGCTCAAGTATTGTTGTACAATATTATATGTTTTGCATGCATTCATACTGACGTCCTCTGTTTTTATCTTAAAGAAGTTATCAATAACTTTACTTTTTGAATTGGTTGGAGCATTACCTTTAGAAATATTTTTCTTATTTTCAAAATAATCAAAAATATATTTAGAATTATCCAAATAATAGTCCTTCTTCTTGTTCCGATATTGTTTAATAGACTCTGATATTTCTTTCAAACGATCTTTAATATCCAATTGTTCTTCCACTGATAATGATATAGTTTCTTCTAGCATTTTTTTTTTCAATTCTTCTTTTTCTAATTTTAGTCCAGGAATATTGTCATATTCATCTTTAATAAATTCATTCATAAATTCTCGGTGCTTTCCATCCAAAGTTATGGAACTTTTTTTGTTTACCTTTATTTTTTTTGTGGTTTTAGGCTTGAATCCTGATGGCATATTTACTTTACAAATAGTCATATAATTTTTTTAACTGATTATTTATAATAATCATATTTTGACATTTTAGCATTTTAGCATTTTAGCATTTTAGCGTTTTAGCATTTTAGCGTTTTAGCATTTTGGTAAATAGATACTGTAACACAAATTTTACAAAAGTCTAGCAATATTATATTTCTGAAAAGTTTGAATACTACCATTACTTTTCTCTTATTTTTATAAAATGGATTTGGAATTAACAATTCAAATCAATGATCAAACTCTCAAAGTAGAAAGCATAAAATTTCAAAAAATGATGTTCATATTCAACGCTTTGGAGGAAGGATGGACGGTTCATAAGAAAAGGGATGCTTTTATATTTACAAAAAGTCACGAAGGTAAAAAAGAAGTACTATCAGATTCATATCTGCTTGAGTTCATGAAGGCAAATATGGATATTAATAAAATATTAGCATGATTAACATTAAATTTGAATTAAATCATTTAAATTTAATTTCAGAATTTTTTTTTCTTTAGGGATAGTATAAAAATGGGAGGCGGATTGATGCAACTTGTCGCATATGGAGCTCAGGACGTGTACCTCACGGGAAATCCTCAAATTACCTTTTGGAAAGTAACCTACAGACGTTACACTAACTTTGCTATTGAATCAATTGAGCAAACCTTCAACGGACAAGCCGATTTTGGTCGCCGAGTCCAATGCACTATCAGCCGCAACGGTGATCTTTGCTACCGCACATATCTTCAGGTGACTCTTCCCGAGATCAACCAGCTTATGGGTGTCGGCGCCTACCAGAACAACTCCTTCAACACCGGTGTCTATGCCCGTTGGCTAGATTTCCCCGGAGAGCAGATTATTGCCCAAGTTGAGGTGGAGATTGGAGGCCAGCGCATTGATCGCCAATACGGTGATTGGATGCACATCTGGAATCAGCTCACCATGACTGCTGAGCAACAGAGAGGCTACTTCAAGATGATCGGTAACACCACCCAGCTCACATTCATTACCGATCCCTCTTTCGCCGATGTTGATGGACCTTGCGACTCCACCGCACCCCGCCAAGTGTGCGCTCCCCGCAATGCTCTTCCTGAGACCACCCTCTACGTGCCCCTCCAATTTTGGTTCTGCACCAACCCCGGTCTAGCCCTTCCTTTGATCGCTCTTCAGTACCACGAGGTCAAGATTAACCTTGATATCCGCCCTATTGATGAGTGCCTCTGGGCCGTTACCACTCTCAGCTGCAACACCCTTGCGGCACCCGCCACCAGCGCCGCCGCTTACCAAGCCAACCAAGCCACTTCCGGAAAGCCCGTGCCCGCTTCCATCGCATACAACCAGTCCCTTGTGGCTGCCTCCCTCTACGTTGACTACGTTTTCTTGGATACCGATGAGAGACGTCGTATGGCACAGAACCCTCACGAGTACCTCATCACCCAGCTCCAGTTCACTGGTGACGAGTCTGTCGGTTCCTCTTCCAACAAGATCAAGCTCAACTTCAACCACCCCGTGAAGGAGCTTATCTGGGTTGTTCAGCCCGATCAGAACGTTGATTATTGCTCGTCCCTTGCTTGCGATTCTCTTCTCTTCAAGGTTCTTGGAGCTCAGCCTTTCAACTACACCGATGCCATTGATGCCCTCCCCAACGCGATCCACGCCTTCGGAGGACCCACCGAGCTCGCTGGTAATGCTGGTACCATCAGCCAGAACGCGTTCATTGACGCCAACGGTCTCTTCCAAGACGCGGGTGCCATGGATGCTTTCATCCCCTCCGGATGGACTGGATACTGGCACGGACCCAACGATCCCTACAACGAGCCCAACCTTGGAGGTCCCAACCTCAACAGCACCTATACCTCCACAGGTGCTGTGCCCAGCACCACCGTTGTCGGCCCCGGAAACAACAACGAGGGATCCACTGTCTCTGATGCCGGAACTTTCGTGCTCTCTGAGACCTCTCTTGACATGCACTGTTGGGGACAGAACCCCGTCGTTACCGCCAAGCTCCAGCTTAACGGACAGGATCGTTTCTCTGAGCGTGAGGGAACCTACTTCTCGTGGGTCCAACCTTACCAGAGCCACACCCGCAACCCCGACGAGGGAATTAACGTGTACTCTTTTGCTCTCCGCCCTGAGGAACATCAGCCCTCAGGCACGTGCAATTTCTCGCGCATTGATAACGCGACCCTGCAGCTTGTGCTCTCCAACGCCACCGTTGAGGGAACCAAAACTGCCAAGGTCCGTGTCTATGCCACCAATTATAACGTTTTAAGAATTATGAGCGGCATTTCTCTTGAGAACTATCTTTTTTTACAAAGATTATCCTCCTGTGCCCAACAGTTGGCTGCCATACTAGATATTTGCTTCCTAGTATGGGTAAACAGTGTAAAGCAGATATGCGAGTCTAAAATCGCATTATATAACCAGCTAGTCTCTTTCTGACTGAAAGAGGCGACATTTCTAAATTGCAGGAACATCCTGAGAGCCTTTTCTACTACTTCCGTTTGTGAAAACCAATGGAACACCCGGGGTAATGACCTAGGGTATAGTGACAACGAAAAGGATTGGACAATCTGCAGCCAAGCTCCTAAGTGCGATAATGCAAGCATACGGAGAAGGTTCAGAGACTATAATGGAGTGGGTCTGAGAAAACTAGCAATTTTCAATGAAGACTTAAGGAATAGTCCAGCTTATTAGTGAAATCTAGTAAGAAAGCTTACCTGGGGAGGTTTAGCTTACAGCAATTAAACACCATTTATCATGTTATATTTTATATTTATTTTTAAGATAATTTAATACTATAGAAATTTATAGTATTATAATAATAGTTTTGTGAGGAGCAGGAGTCGCGAAGCGACGGAGAGCGACGGTCGGAACGAAAAGATTCAGGAGGCAGAATGCCGGATGAATATTAACTCTTTCGTGCCTGAAGTAACCAAATATGGTTACTTAGTCACTCAAAAATTCCCTTTCAGGCATGAAAGGGTTAAATGAAGACATAGGTTGGAACAGAAAAAATCTGAAGGCAGTATGCCGGATGAATATAGAATCCCTTTCCAAATAAATATATAATTGAAACAAATATAAAACAGGGGGTATATGTTACTATATACAATGATTCCACCCGATAGCATTGAACAAGATAATGCACAACTTTTGAATAGATTCAAGTATGAACCGCCGCATCCGTCTTATATTGCAGGATTTATAGATGGTGACGGATGCATATTTATTAGAAAAATTGCCGATGGGTATCAATCAGGAATCAGCTTGACACAATCTCGGACAAATATTTTACAAATTATTAGGTATCATTTTGGAGGAAGCATTACATCTTCTGCTAATAGAAATAGTAAAACTATAGATGTTATGAATGAAACAGATGAAAAATATTATCATAAATATAACGTAAGAAACCAATATAATTTGATCATCCGAAGCAATGAATATAATATATTATTAGACTATTTACAGCATTCTATAATTATAAAACAACAACAATTTGCAAGTTTACAGCTATTTAATAAACTAACAAACTTACCTAATAAAATAGAAGAAAAGGAGAAATTGTTTAATATTTGCAAAGAATGGAATCAAGAATGCAACCTAGAATCAAATAATTTGTCCAAACTAAATATTGAGTATATTCAAGGATTATTTGATGCAGAAGGTTGTATTTTTATAGGAAAAAATAAAAAAAAGTTTACATTAAAACTTTCACAAAAAAATCACCCATTAATTTTATACAAAATACAAAAATTTTTAGGATTTGGGAAAGTTTACAATTATAGTTTTGAAGTATATAAAAAATGCGATTGTCTTGAATTAGCTAGATTGCTTAAAACAGGTCTTATTGTAAAATATAAACAAATTTGTGCATTTGAAATATTTTTACAAACTGCAGATCCATATATAAAAGAAGAAATGTATATAATTGCTAACGAAGAAAAACATAAGATAGAAACATTCTCTGATCTTAACCAAAATGAATACATAAAAGAGGGATATTTAGAAACGCTTCGTTTGAGAGAATTAAAAGGTAAAATTTGTAAACAAATACATTTGAATAATGTATATAAACAAAAATCTGAAAAAATGATGGGAGAAGCAAACCATAATTATGGTAAGAAAAAATCTGAAGAAACTAGAAAGAAACTATCCGCATCTATACGTGATGCAAAAAATGGTGTTACTGATGAAATAATAGTTCAGGTGAAAGAATTGATTCATCAAGGATACAAAAATATTGATATTCAAAAAAAATTACAATTACCTAGACATACAGTAACCAGAATAAAAAATGGAATTATTGTTTGTAGAAACGATGAAAAAATAAATAAACAACCAATGTCACAACAAGAAGTTAATATTTCAAAAAGAAAGATTTTGCCAGACGAAATAATTATACTTCTTGAAAAATGTATTGAAGGTATAAAACCAATGCAGATTCTGGACTATTTAATAGAGAGACGGTTTTATGCGAATATCCCCAATACCCTAACTATAGATATTATAAAGAATACAAGAAGAAGTTTTATAAAAGGAAAAAAAGTTATTTACGAAGGAGAATTTGAAGTAGTAACCAAACAACAATATTTTAATGATCTTATAGTAACTTTTACGAATCAACAAGTTAAATGTTAAATATATTCATAATATATATTATTATGAATCAAAGCAAAATTGACTATATTAACCAAAAACAAGAAAGAAGAATAAAAAAACGTACTACTAAACGTAACGCAACACCGGAAGAAGTTATTTTTATTTTTGAAAAAGTTTTAGAAAGTTGGAAAACTATTAAAATTTACAATACTATAATTCAAGAGAATCCATCCTCGCTCATTACTAAAAAATGGGTTGAACAGATTGCTACTGGTAATTGCAAACTTTTTGAAAATGAAACAAGTAAAGAAAAATATATGCATTATCTTGAATTGAGAGAACGTGTATATATATATTATTTTCAGACACAAAAGAGTTAAATTACAGAAAGTACATGTTGTACTATTGTAATTTGTATTTGTAATTATGACGATATATGGTCTTTGTTTAGGATTAAAAAAAAGGTAAAAATAAAATTGTTTGTATAACATATAAATGGGTGATTCTGACTGTGAATGCAGTTACACACGTGGTAAGCAGGGCGAAAAGGGCGACCAAGGCGAAAAAGGCGACAGGGGTGAAAAAGGGGAAAAGGGAAATAAGGGCGACAAGGGAGATACTGGAGAAAAGGGGAACAGAGGAAATAAAGGCGACAAGGGAGACACTGGTGATCAAGGCGAAAAGGGAGAAAAGGGTGATAAGGGAGAAAAAGGATGTAGAGGAGAGAAAGGCGACACCGGTGACACAGGTGAAAAAGGTTGCAAAGGTGAAAAAGGAGAAAAAGGTTGTAAAGGAGAAAAGGGGGGACAAGGTATCCAAGGTATACCTGGTATACCAGGTAGTCAAGGTGTACAAGGCGAAAAGGGTGACAAAGGATGTGTTGGATCACAAGGACCAAAGGGTGAACAAGGACCTAGAGGATGTCCAGGTGAACCAGGTAATGATGGTTCAGTCGGTCCCCGTGGACAACCTGGTCCAATTGGACCAACCGGTAAAAATGGAGTTACTGGTGCAAAAGGTCCACAAGGTGATATGGGGGCAACGGGTCCTCAGGGAGTAACAGGTCCACAAGGTGATATGGGTCCAACAGGTTCTCAGGGAGATATGGGGGCAACCGGTTCTCAAGGTAATATAGGTCCAACAGGTCCACAAGGTGATTTGGGTCCAACAGGCTCTCAAGGTGATTTGGGTCCAACAGGTCCACAAGGTGATTTGGGTCCAACAGGTCCACAAGGTGATTTGGGACCAACTGGTCTTCAGGGAGATACCGGCCCTCAAGGTGATATGGGGGCAACGGGTCCTCAGGGAGATACAGGCCCCCAAGGAGACTTGGGCATACAAGGTCCTACCGGACCAGTTGGACAAAACGCAGCAATATCATCTATTTTCGTATGGAGCAATTTATTACAAAATAATAGAAATGTTGCAACATTTCAATACGTAACATTTGAAAACACACCAATAGGTCCAACGGGTTCTAATTGGACTTCATCAACTGAACCTAGCTATTCAAATCCGACTACATTTATTGTTCCTAGTGATGGATATTATTTATTAACATATAAGTTAGATGTAAGATCTGGAGGTAATCAAACGCCCAATTACACCGATTGCGCAACAGTATTAACACAAAATGGTGTACAAATTTCTGGTTCCGCGACTCTCGTAGAAGCTCCAGAAGTAGGTCATATTTATACAATATCCAATACAGTGCTAGCAAATCTTTTAACAAACGACAATATTTCATTGTTGTTTTGGTCAAATGATCTAAATAGTCATATTGGAGATCCTACTTTTCTGAAAGGAATCTTACCAAACACTGGTGTTGTTCCAGCAGAAGCAACCGCCTCTATTGTTTTTACAAAAATCTCTGGTTAGAATTTGTATTTTACAATATAATTACTATATCTACAAATTATATTTACACGTATTATCATGCGAATATAATTAAAATTTTAGCAATATATATATTACTGTTCTATTACATAATGGATGTCATGTCTGAAACGAGCGAAGAACGAGAAGGTCTTATAGCAAACGGTAACAAGAAAAATATTTCCAACCGAAGCCTTATCCAGAAAATAGAGACGATTCTTGCGTCTTATGAGCTACAAGAAAAATATTCAACCAAACTCACACAACAAACCCTAACTGTGATTGAACAACTTATAAAAACAAAACCAGAATTTTTTAGAATGGTTGAAAGCAATGTTTTGAGAAATATCAATAATAATGAGATCCAATCTAGTGATATACCTTATATTATTTCTATAATTTCGCATCTATATAATCTATTAATAACTATGAATATTGAGTCTCAATATAATTCCGAATCAATTGTGGATACATGCAACAATATATTAAAGTTCATGTTCAGTGTAGTTATCAGAGAACAAATCGTAAAAGTAGACAGCGACACAGATTCTACATTGCTGATGTTGTGTTTTGATAATATTGTTGACGCCTGCATAAAATTATTAAAACTGAAAACTCAAAGGCATATGCCACAACCTTCGCCTGTAAGAGTTAAAGAAATCGTGGATGTCATACCAAAACCAGAAATAAATATCGCACCGAAAGCTGCACAAACACCAGAAATACCGTATAAACAACAAGACAGGTGTTGTTAGAGAAAAATAGGAAAAGATGTAATAATACTGTGGTTAAATATTTAATACTGTGGTTAAATATTTAATACTGTGGTTGTATAATTAATTTATCTAAATATATATTCTTGCATGATAATGCATTGATTATTTAGGCAAATACTTTATTATTTGCCAAATATAAATGAACATTTTTTCTATGGATGATAAAGAAATCTTTACAGAATCATCAATTGACAAACAATCAAAAAATTACAAAAAAATAAAAAAAAACGATATAATAATTTTAAAAAGATTATTACATCTAAAGCCAAATTATTTTAAAAAATTCAAAAAGACATTCTCTTTACACATGAGAATTTTTATAAAATATCATATTGATACAATTGACTGGATTAATAAAAAATATTCTCTCACAATTTCGGAAAAAATATTTGGTTTTATATGGAAAACATCAAACAGCGCTAGGGCTATTTCAATTCAAGAAAAGAAAAGGCTTTTTTCTTTCTATTCTGATAAAGAACCGCCGTTTTATATATTTTCACTCGTATATGAGATGCATCGTTTTTTGATTGAATATGTTATTCCATTAAATGAACCGATCAATGATACACCTGTAAATCTTATGGCGGTTGTCAATAAAAAATGTAATATTATGGTTAAATTATTGATAAATATAATTATCACCGAAGAATGCTATAATTTTGATAAGAGGAAAAAAAAATCACTGGTTACTTTTTACGAAAAGATGATAGACTTTTCAATGGTTGCATTAATGAATAATCAGGAAATTCACAATCATTCGCTTGAATATTTTCTGTTATATTTGAATAAATTCCCGTATTGTTGTTCTAAAAAAAACAGAATTAGAGAAGACCCGGAGTTTCAAATGAATGAAGATCAGCAATTGCAAAATAAAGAATCGGGGTTTGAAAAGCTACGAATGCCAGACGGTTCAGTAATTACTTTGAATGATCAACCCGCAGATGTATTTGCTAGTGTGGTCCCTTGTGGAGAAAATGCAAAAAATGATTCTCAAAAGTTAGCATCATTTACATTGAACTATAAATACCGATTTAAGAAAATTCTAAATGATATTAGCATTACGCATTTTATACATTGTAATTATATACATAAAGAATTGAATAATCTTTTAAATGAAGCCATAAAAAAAGAGACGCAAGAGCAAAAAGAAAGACGTATTGATAATTTGTTCTCAAGCATAAACGGAAATTCAGATTATATCTTTAATGAAATAATAAATCCTCTTCAAAAAACAATCAATTATTTGCAGGAAGTGAATTCGCCCGAATATGAATGGTTCAAATATATGGTTATTACCACCGAGTATATACCTGTTTCAATAACAATAAGTACTGCAAAAAAGAAATATTTCGGATTTCCATTATTGTATGTGAATAGACAATTTGAAAAAGATACTGGTTATATGAGAGAAAGTATTATAGGTCATAGCTGTAAATTTATGCAGCCAATTAAATCCATTTCCGATGAAAAAGTACAACACCGAATTATTACGAACTCGTTGAAAATGCCAACACCTGTATGTGTTATTGTTACAAATATAAGATATGATGGATCATCCTTCTACAACTTATTATCGTTGAATCCAATTGTTGATTTTGAAGGTAATTATTTATATGTTATTGGTATTCAAACACCAATAACAACAGACTATTCTACATTAGACATCAGCAGTATTCAAAATGTCATTGATTTAATGTACATTTTAACATAAATAAAATCATCGGTGATGCCCATCCAAAAATGGGGGATGAGGATGGGGATGGGAACGGGAATAGAAATATTATTACAATTATTCCATAATTACCATAATAATTGATCAGCAAGCCAACCGCGACTCCATTTTTCATGTCTATCTTTTTCGTGTCTCATTTTATAAAGCCTTCTTCGTGTCCGTGCAAACTTATTTCCTTTCAACTTCATATATGTTGGAAAATCATTCATGCCTGCAGCACCCACGCTAGCAATCTTTTTCCCTTTTCGGTAAACATCAATTTTTTTTGTCTTGTTCGTTGATTGATGCACACTTACTCCTAGTTTTCTTGCACGCGCATAGGTATATTTTGTAATATTATACGGCATTTTATGTATATGTATATAATATAACAAGATAAAAATTATTGTTGAGACAGGAAAACAGATGTCTCATGGGGATATTTTTACAAAACAATAGGTCGCATAATGCCCTATTCGTTTACACCGATAACAAGTTGAATCAGTATAATTTTCATCAGTATGGTAATAATAGTAATAGTCTTCAAAGTTATTCGGCATTCTGCTCCCTAATTCGGTTCGCGACTCCGGTTCCTCATTATTATATAGACTCGTCTGATTTTTTTCCAAACCATCACCCCTTATTATTTCGCGAATCAGATTTCTCTCTAGACCTGTATTTGATTCTTCTATTTTTATATTATCTTTCTTTGCACAACAAGTAGTCATCTATGTATATCAGAAAAAATATTTATATGTTTTTACAAAGAATAAACTTCTACATTATATTCATCCGGCATTCTGCCTCCTGAATCTTTTCGTTCCGACCGTCGCTCTCCGTCGCTTCGCGTCTCCTGCTCCTCACAAAAACCGGATGATTCTATGAAAACAGACGATTCATATTGATTGTTTCAGGTTTCTCTGCATCTGCAGTGAACAGCTTGACGATATGTGAATCATCACGAAATCTTACAGTATATTCTTGCTGTATTTTGTTGCGACCAATTCGCCCCATTGCCTGAATAATCTTTTCTTGTGTAAGATCCATATCCTTACTCAAGTAACCGTGACAAAATTGATAATTCGTTCCATAAATATAATCGCTTGAAGCAATAATAATATACAGTTTCTGTTGATCTGCCAGACTTTTCATAATTTCCGTATAATCAATGCTCTCATGATTGGTAAACACACCAATACCCATCAATAGCAATATCTTCCAGCTATCAGCTACGTCTTTTAGTTTCATAATCTTTACAATAATCGCTTCGTCAATCATACTAGTAAATGCATTTTTTACGTCCAAATCTTCCGCCCACTTTTTTAAATGTGCCTGTTTATTTGGTACAAATGTATCATTCAATTTTGCTACCTTGATCATACTGTACAATAATTCTAACTCTTTCTTGATTCTTCCAACATTGTCAGCCTCCATTGCTCTATCCATTTTTTTTGTTTTCTTTTCGCCTTCATCTACCTCTTTTGGCATCATATCCTCCAAATCGCGCTCAAGTTTATCTATTCTTTCATTGAGCTTATTGTTATAGTCAATCGTTTCCACAATATTGTTCATCACTATTTCTGGTATACTTGCTTGCTGAATGCAAAACTTGGCAATTTTCTCAACATCATTCGCCAAGTAAATAGTCGGACCATCCGTCAATGTATACGAATCTTTTGTGGTAATATAGACTGCAAAACTACCATCTTCATTTATCTTATTAGAAGGAAACACAATTTGTTCGCTTTGTATACGACTTAATGGGTCGCCGGCTGAAGGGATTTTTCCCATAGTGACACCTGGACCGATGCTGGCAGTTTTTCGCAGTTTGTTGCCTTTGGCATCAATAGAATCATTTGTAGCAATACGTTTTTTGCGCAAGGAATACATATTTATATATACTGCTCCCCATGTCCCAGGGATCACATTTTTCAAAAGGCGCAAATAATACATTTTTATATTTGTCATATTTACATCGTCCAATGATGCAAAATATCTCTCTATCTTACATGAAGCCGGTACATATGTGCTAGATTGCATAAATGCGATGAATTTGGAAATCTCTGACAAATCAAAATATCGTAATAATGTCAAATAGTTTTCACAGTGAATAACAATATTCTTGACTTCGTCATAGTTTTCACTCAAAGAATGCGGTAAAACAACGTATCCGTTCTTGTTCAGGATTGGTATGGATTTTCTGCAATCGTGACTGACAATATTGAAGATTTGCGTAGATGGATGAGGGAATTTCTCTTTGAAATCCGCAATCGTATTTGGAAGTTCATGCAATTTGGGTAATGTAGCAGAGGACAAAATCATATTGGGGATTAGGTTTTCAGACCAATTCTTTTTAATGATTTCGTGCATATCGTGTTCTGCATAATCCATTGTGATTGTTGGTTCGTCCCAGTATGTGATAATATTTTCTTTTTGATTGAAAGCGAGCATGTAGTACATTGCAGGTAAATAAGACTTGATATCGCAAATCATGATTTCTACTTTGTCACCTACTGTGTTATCTACTTTCCAAATACCGCCGGATTTCCAGTTTTTGGTAAACTCTTTGGCTGAAAAGTAGTGCAAACGAATTTCTTCGGCACTGGAGCATCCAAAAGCAAATGCCACTTTTTTATGGACAGAAATCGCAGCGCGCGCCAAGGCCAATCCAACATGTCTTGCCGCACAAACAAATATCACTCTATGATTTCCTAATAGACCTAGTGGAGTGAGAGTTTTTCCAGTGCCTGTTGGCGCAATATAGAGAACGAGTTTTGGATCTTTGTTTTTACAGGCAGTGAAGACTTCTTTTTGATGTTCATAAAGCATCATATCACAGTACTGCAAGAGATATGTGTTCTTTTCAATATAATCACTCGCATGTTCAATGATGCGCGCGATATTTATCTCTTCCTCCAAGAACGCAAGGAGCTGTCCAGCTAACTGAACTATATGACGATTAATGTGAATTACGGTATTCTTCATTAGTTTGTGGAGTGTGAAATAGTGGAACTCCCACTGGGCATCCTTCTTCTTCTTGTATTTGACAAGAAGAGTCATATGCTCTAAAAGAATGTTCTCGTAAATAACGACGCGTTTAATAGATTCCATTGTATTTTTCTGCATGCGAATCATATCCGATTTTTTTATCACAACAGATGAATTTACGCTTGCTGACAAGTAGGTTGCTCCGTATTTATCAACAAGATTTTTTATTGTATCTGCAAAATATTTATTGTACAGATAATCTTCTAGAACGTCACTATGATCCATTTTTAGAAAGGACAACAAGGAATTTGTCTTGTTGTACTTTGTATTTACATTGTCATAACCGCGAATAATTAATTGAAGCACCTCTATCTCATCCGATGAGACAGGGACCTCAATAGACTCCCACTCAGATTTTGTTAATTTACGTTGTTGCAAGTCCATTGTGTATTTTTGTGCTATCCGTTTAAGTGATTTAATTGATTTCAATTTTATATTTTATATTTTATAATAAATACTATTGTTTCGGTTTCAGTTTTGTGTAATCTAATAATAAAAAAATCTCATTTAATATTATATGTCATCTTCATCAAGGAGATCATCTTCACCGAAAAATTCTACAAGAAAAAATCGCGGCAATGCAATGGATGATATTGAACAAGGATTTGCCAGAAAAACAGCTACTAGCGCGCGTAGAAATTATAGAAGGCAAAGTCATAAAATAACGTTAGAATTTTCTGCAAAAAAGGCGCAGCAAATGGAAGAATTATCCCGCGGTTTACATGAGCTTGACAAGATTTCACATCAATTGAAAAACGCAGATGATAGACGCGACTTGAATGCCATGGCCGAACGTTATGCAGATTCATCAAACCCAAATTTAGAAAAGATGCGAAAGAATATTCAATTCTGGAAAGATAAAGTGTCATACGAATCTAACCCTACCCGAAAAGGTGGAAGGCGACGAAATAAAAGAAAAAGAACGCATAAGCGCAACAAATAAAATTGAAAAGATATTTACCTTGCAATAAGTTACAACCTATAACAACATATAACAATGTCCAGAGCAATCATCTCAATTGAAGGCAATATTGGGTCGGGAAAATCCACACTCCTTTCCATTTTACAGAAGCATATAGATATTGATATGCCTGTAATATTCTTGTTGGAACCTGTTGATGAGTGGGAAACGATCAAAGATGAGAATGGTATTACTATGCTACAAAAATTTTACTCAGATCAAGACAAATATTCTTTCCCGTTTCAAATGATGGCATATATATCGCGTTTGGCTATGTTAAAAAGAACTATACAAGAAAACCCAAATGCGATCATTATTACAGAGAGAAGTTTAATTACGGATAAATACGTCTTTGCAAAAATGCTATATGATTCAGGTAAGATTGAAAGTGTAAATTATCAGATTTATCAAAAATGGTTCCATACATTTGCAGATGATTTTGTCATTTCTGGAATGATTTATGTAGATTCACCGCCAGATGTATGTTCAGCGCGAATTACGCAACGATCTCGCAACGGCGAAGAATCAATACCAATAGACTATTTAGAAAAATGCCACGCTTATCATGGTGATATGATTCAGCAATTCCCTAGCCATAAAATACTCACAATGGATGGAAGACAAAATATCAACGAAATATACCCCGAATGGGTTGAACAAATTGGAGATTTCATCAAATCTTTGCATAAAAAAAATATATAGATACAAAAACTCAGTAAGGTAAATGGATTCCACGAATAATAAAGGAGATTGTTGTTGTATATGTTTTAGATTTACAGAAAGAAACAATATTTTTTTTCAGCCGGCGAGATGTTTTCGGATAGAAGAGTTCCATAAAATATGCAAAGAGTGTTGGTTTTGTCCCAACGGATTTGCTGAAGAAGACGGTGACCACAGATGCCCTGGATGTTTATCTGAATCTGAATCAAAATAAAAATAAGTTAAAAAGATTGGAATGAATGATATAATATATTGTATTATGATTCATTTTATCCCAAAAAAAACTTTTTTTGTACGAAAAGTATATCCATATCCAATAGATATATCTCAATGCTTGACTATGATGTTTGATGGGGCTAGCAAAGGCAATCCAGGTATAGCTGGAGCAGGCGCAGTAATTTATGACATGGAAAAGAATGAAATAGAAAGCGCAATGAAGTTTGTGGGATACAAAGAAACAAATAATGTAGCTGAGTATCATGGATTGATTTTAGGATTAAACCTCGCTGTTAAATTGAATATAAAAAAAATAATTGTATGTGGAGATAGTTTACTTGTTATCAATCAGATGAAAGGTGATTATAAAGTGAAATCAGAAAAATTACAAAATCTGTATATTACTGCAAAACGAATTTCAACGTCATTTGATGAAATTGTTTATACGCATGTACCTAGAGAACTAAACAAACGAGCAGATGATCTTGCAAATACTGTTCTTTTTTTTGAGGATGAAGGGGAAAATAAACCCAATCTTTATTAGAAAATTATAACTTTCTCGTATTAGTATATGAAGAAACAGTCGCAACAAAAAATACATATATTAACCGTAGTGATAGCTTCCATTCTTCTCGCATTATTTGTGCCAGCTATTTTCAAAACAAATTTAGGGAATGCGTGTTTAGGATTGGTTGTTCTCTCACTCTATTATTGCAATAAGCGTATATCATTGTTTACCGGATTGATTTTCATCGTTTTTACAATATATATGCGCTTCATTGTTCGTAAGAGTTTTCTGGAAGGATATACACAACTTCCTGCAGAAACACAACAATACTTAACACTTAAAGATGGTCGCGTAGTAGCGAGCAAAATTATGGCAGCAAATGATGGTGAGGTAATTCCAATGGATGGAGTTAATACTGTTCCATATATTTGGTCAACTGCTACACAAAATGCTATAACTACGTTTGGTGTGAAAAAGTATCCACAATCTACAGATTTCTTGACCTTTTTCACAAATAGATATAGTACATCTGCGTCAGATTCAGAAGTAAATGAGTATTTAATTTCTACACCTCACCTATGGCCATGGACGCAAAATGTTACAGATAAATTTAAACAGACATTCGCAGATCTGAATCTAGATAACAGTATGACAGACACCATAATAAACATGTCTAGAATGCAGCTTACAAATGTAAACGCGTCGGTGTTGGCAGAGAATATAAATATGTATAAGGTTTGGGTTGGCTATATGATTCAAACAATGGCGAAACCAACTACGCAATAGATTTAGAATTAGTATTCAAGTAATCCCACATTTAGTATCTGTCGCGGCTTGTATTTCAAAAAATCTATTTGCTTACAGGTTGTCATGAATTCATCGGTTCCAAAAATATCTTGCAACATGAGCCATTCAAACAACCCTCCTGGATACAAATATACATTGTGAAATCCAAGCTTTACTAACTGTTGATATTTTTTATATATTGTCTCATCATTTGCATTCCTGCCGTAAATGATGATTCTCACCTTTTTGTTCCCGTTTTGGAGATATTTATTTATCACGTGCTCTTCTTGATGAGCCAAAACAGAATTCGGTATTAAACATCCTTGGTCGTTTTCAGGTAAGGTGTTTAATAAAATAAATGCATCAGAATGACGAATCGCACGTTGTATATCTTCAAAATTTATTTTTTGGATGGATTGCATGGCGCCCATTATTTAACTTCAAGATGAATTTTTTAAATGATTGTTTGTCCTATACTTTTTGTTTTTTTCCTTATTTAGCTCTTTCATAACCATCCATTCATCCGGGATCCGACTCCCCGCCAAACATAAAATGGACTAAGTACAGAAATATATATTTTATTTGTCAATCTATAATAGGTAAATGATATATATAGTCACATATGCAACTCACTCAGAACGATATTTTGAATTATTACAAAAAAGTTATCCAGATATAGTTGTATTGGGTTATGGAACAACATGGAAAGGATTTTCAGATAAAGTATATGCTACCTTGGAATTTTGCAAAAAGAAGAATCCGAATGATATTGTTTGTTTTGTAGATGGTTTTGATAGTATTGTTCTCTCTTCCAAAGAAGAGATCCTAGAGAAATACAAATCATTTCAAAAACCGCTGATTTTTTCCAAGGCGATGACTCCTACGAATATTCTCTACAAGTACGGCCAAGATAAAATGTTTGGTCGGTGTAATGGGGTACATTTGAATTCAGGCATGTACATTGGCACGGCGCATTCAATCCTTCAATTTTGGGATAATTTTTCAGAAACAGACGATGATCAGATTTATGCGACAAAACAATGTAAAATATCAACCCATTTAATGGAAATTGATTCAGCGAATAAAATATTTTATAATTATTCTTCTGGCGATGACCTCAAGATATTGAATGAACGTGTAGTGATAAATAGCAGTAAGCCTTGTGTCATTTCTGCTCCAGCGAACAATAATATAAATCATCTTTTGGACCAAATGCGGTTTTCTAATTTGCCTACGATAACAATGGATTATAAGTACCGGTTAAATACATATCTTTACTTATTTTTACCTGAAATAATGTTGCTGATTGTTGTTTTCTTACTATTCACCTTTGTTTCAAATAGAAGACTAGCTATGATTCTTTCTGCAATTTGTTTTTTTGAAGTCATCCATTATGAGCTCTTTGTGAAACATGTAAATTCTGATATATTACACAAAGCAATGTATGTTTGCATAGATCTATTTCACATGTCCATTCTATTTTATGTTTTTTATCTGTTAATGAGTTTTCAATGCAATATAAAGAAGCTGTTATTTCTGAATACACTATATTTTTTGATATTATTATTGTTTTTTGTGTTCAAGAGATGTATATTAACGATATTTGAAAATAATGTACTTGGTATTGATCAAGAATATGGAAGTATTTCTAGGGAGACGCGTTTAAAGTATTTCTTTGATATGAATCATATTTATTATCCAAAAAAAGGGAACAATACCGAGAATTGGATGAATGGCAACAAGGTTCTTTTATTTTGTATCATGTCTTTGAATGCATATTGTTTATGGAAAATTACTGGGAAAGGAAAGAGACGTAAAAATTGATGTAAAAATAGAATAAAAAAATGGTGCTTTAGATTATAAGATGAATTCTACTTCGGTCGTGATTAAAGAACCCGAATTAATAGATCATTCTATTGAGATAACAAACAAAAAAACGGTTGATTATTACTGTTATTTTTTGGGTCAGCCTAGTAATTGGGAGGGACAAACATACAATGGGTATACCGTAAATTTGAAACGCAGACTTCGGCAGCATAATGGAGAGATTAAAGGCGGAGCGTGGGCGACTACAGCCAAGGGAAAAGATGCATGGGAATTTATTGCCATTTTAACATCTTCCCATTGGAACTCTATTTCAAAAGCTATGCAAATAGAATGGCTTTGCCGATATCCTACAAGAAAGAAACCGCGACCTAAGATTTATGCCGGTGCCAAAGGGCGCATCACAAGTTTAGTAGAAATATGTAAACGATTTGACGAAGAAGCAACCCTCTACGTCAATCCAGAATTCTATGAATATGCTGTCTCTCTCGGACTGCCATCTCATATTACACTTACCTCATCAAATTTTCAGGCGAATCATTAATTAATCCGCATTCACCAAATCAAGTTTGGTTCCACCTTTTTGAGAAGCAATTCCGACTCTTCACCGAAACAAGTTTGGCTCCACCTTTCTGAAAGGTGGATTTAATTAAACGTCACCATTATCTCAACTACTTCTTTTTTTATACTCTTGGACGCTGATACGGAAAGTTCCTCCCTCTTCTTCCGAGTCTTGCTATTATCCACCACATTTTCCTTGCGTTTACTTGTACTATTTCGGTTATTCATATCTTTCTCAATCGTTTCATAGTTCTCTTCAATATAGTCTACCACTTTATTTTCCAGCGCCCACTTGAAGAAATTAAGCTGTCCAATCGTAGTTTCAATGAACGTATTTGACTTGTATGGTATACTAATGCGATCCCACCGGCAAAATGGATCAAAACGCTTCTTGGAATATGCTTTAAGCTTCAACTTGTAATCTACATAGACTTTGAATCGTCTTACATCATCAATAGCATAAGTTGTGTAATATTTCTTTGCATAATTTGTAGCAAACCAATCAACGATTCGTAGAGAAATCTTGGATTCGCCAGTAATAATTTTTAACATTTTGTCCAGAAGATCATTCTCCTTGTAAAAATCCATCAAATTATTTAGTAATAGATCATTTTGCGTAGTATAACTAGCCGACATCATTGTTATTCTAACCTACTCATTTTCTTTTAAACCTTTTCTTGATGAAAATCTCTAATTGTCTATTTCTAATATTTTTATTTATCAACAAATTATATAATGAAACCTATGATGTTGTTCGGAAAAAAGATGATGCCTATCGTGTATATTCTTTTATTGATTGCGCTATTATCAGGGATTTATATTTGGTTAGGGAACAAGAGATCAAACAAGCCCGTATCAAGTGGCGCTGTAGCACCAACAATAACAGTTACATCAGTAACTAGATCCTGAGTCTCCCATACTTTGAGATGATGACGAAGGTGCAGGTTCTGGAGCAGATTCAAATTTATCTACATTGTTTGTGCAAACCGGTTTCAAATATTGATCTCGTATAGAGACATCTTCAACATAATTCGTATTATTTTCCAAAAAGGGATTCAATCCGATTTGAGCAACCATTTGGCGCTCTGCCATTTTATTATAGCTATCTTCTCTCTTGTTTGTTTCTCTAAACTCATAATCCTCGGCCATACTTGGACCAAATCCGTAATCACAGTTCAATGATTGTAAGTACGCATTATTTTCTATAATTGCTTTGGGCACTTGTTCCATTTGTTGCGGTTGTTGTATTGGTTCGCTTTGTTGTATGCGAGGGCTTCTCTCCATTATTGTACCGTTGCTCCATTTCCAATCCATTCTTTTCCTTATTTTGCAGAGAGAAAAGAATCCATTCACTGGTGCGCGCTCC